ATCAAAATACGTTTCGGGATTTAGTGATTTTCCAATAGATAAGACATATGATACTTGGTTTACAATACAAAATTATATTGATTATTTAAATAATTATAAAACACAGTTTGGATTAGATAAATATATTAAATATGGCGCTTGTGTGAAAAAATGTGATCAAAACAAAGACGAGGATTGGATTGTAAATTATACAGTAAATAATAATAATGTTAAATTATTAAGTAAGAAATTAATCGTTTGTACTGGTCTTAATAATTATCAAAAATTTCCGAGTATAGTTGATAACTTTTCAGGTAAGATATATCATACACAAGACGTTTATTATATGGATAAATATGAATGGAAAAATAATTTTTATGGAAAGAAAATACTTTTAATAGGTGGTGCTGAAAGTGCATTTGATATAGGTCATGTATTAGTAAAAAATAACAGCGATTTATATTTTACTACAAAAAATTATATTGAATGGTTTCCTCCAGGAAATGACACAGAGGAAAATATAAAAAGAGCGAAGAAAATAGATAATGATAGTTTAAGTTTAACTACTATGTTAAATATTTCTGGAAAAGAAACAACAGATATGAATTTAAATTATATAGAATATAGTTTACCTGAACCAATGTCTGCAATTTGGCATGAATATGCCAGAGTTATTTTATACATACCATATAAAATAATTACAGGAGATTTTTCGAACGGACAGGCAATTTGTAATCATTCGCATGTAAAATTATGTAGTATTAATGAAACACCTAATAATGTATTTAAAAAATATGTAGTAAAGCGAACGGAATTTTTATTAGATATTCATGAGAATAAAGTAAAAATAATAAAATTTCCAAAAAAAATAGAAGGTAGATTAGTAGAATATGAAAATAATTTAATAAAAGATGTAGATATTATAATATGTGCAACTGGATATAAAAAAAAATTCCCCTTTTTAGATGCAAAATATACAGAAGGCGAGTATATAAAAAAAATGATACCTAAAAATACAAATAATTTGGCGTTTATTGGTTTTGCTAGACCGACTATGGGTAGTATTGCTGCAATTGCAGAAATGCAATCATGGTGGGTAAATGAATATTTTTATAATAATTTAAATTATCAAATAAGACAACCCTTTTTCAGAAATATTGATCCTTTAAATTTAGATAACGAGCATATTAATACACTGGTAATCGGTTGTTTTTATTTAAAAGATTTGGCAAAAGATATGAATTTAGAACCTAATATGAGTTATTTACTTTTTACAAATTTTGAATTATTCACTACTATATTATGTAATTCTTGTCATCCTATGATGTATAGAATTCACGGGAAAAAACGAACACCTGAATCGGAAAAAATATTGTTAGATACTTGGCCTTCGTTTGAAAATAAAACCGGTAATATGAAATTGTATTTACTTTTTTTTGTAATATTACATATAATTTATTATTTGATACTGTTTATTGTACTTTATTTATTATTTAAATATTTAAATCCAGTAAAATATATTCATAAAGTAAAAAAAATATATATGAATAAATAAACAAAATTCTATTATTCTATGTTAACCATTTGTAAATTATTACTTGCATCGACATTATACAATGGGTTTGTTTGTTGCAAATATTGTAGCATATCGTTCAATTGAGGTGAATAACTGACTTGTTCTTGCGCATCACGTTTTCTACGTCTTGGGGGATTTACTCCTATTTGTATATTTTGATTGATTATTTCATTTGATTTTGTACGTTCATATAGTTCAGTTAAACTGTCATAACTCTTGGACGAAGTATCAACTGTATTTACAGATGAAATACTATTTTCCCGATCCCTATTTTCATTTTCCATCTCATTTGTAGACATATTATAATAAAATATATTATTTTTATTATAATAATCAATTTTTTCATTAATTTATAAAAAAGTTAATGGTCATAATAAGGATTGTCGGTAATTGTCATACCACAATATTCTTGGGGTTCATTTTTATAATCCTTGGGTTTATGAATGCCAGCTTCTTCGGCTTTTTCAAGTAAATATTGGAAATTGTCCCAGAATTCTTGTTTGTGTCCAATTGATTCAGTCATAATATGTGCCATTTCGTGAATAGCAACAAACATTAATGTATGTTCATCAATTAAATTATTATTATTTTTCTTTTTCTTATTTAAACAAAATGCCAATTTCTCGCCTTTGTTTTCACTATATGCAGTGAATTTACTTGTTGGTAAGGTTTCTTTGATTTTCGTTTTACTAAATCCTTTTACTAATCGCTGCACGGCTTCTTCGTCGCCGCAATTATTATTCATATAATCTTTTAAATCCATACATTTATTTGTAACAGTGGCTAATAAATCCGCGGCTTCTTGTAATTTATTACGTTCTCTGACACAATATTTATTTCCATCTACTTGTGAAACAATACATTTTAAATCAAACTCGCCGTCATTTTTAAAATAAATGTAAAAACAAATAACGATAATAACGACAATCATAAAAAAATTGTAAAAATCATTGTTCATGATACTATACTATATAAAAACATTAATTTATTCCACCACAATATTGTTATTATTAATCATATTTTGAATATTTATAATTATCGCATCAATATCGTCATTTGATGTCAAGAATGTCTGTGCTAGGCGCATTGTACACGCAAATGATGCTCCACTATGTCCATCGTTCTCAAGGGCTTTTCCTAATTTATATACTGTTTCATTTGTTGACCACATAAATCCCGCAGAATTATCGTCAAAATGTTTAATATATTCAAGGCAATTGAGTTCTTTAATGGCTTTAACAGCATTAAGAACTAACTCCAACTCATATGATGTATAAATAGTCATTGTATTTGTTTATAATAAATGTTTTATGTTATAAACAAATCAATTTTTACGATTGCTTATTGAATCGCAAATACGTCGTATAGTATGTGAGTTTATTGATTTTTTTAAGTAAGATACAAAGACCATATTATCTTTATAAAAGTATTTTTTTATTAACTGATTTACCTCAGGCAATGTAATAGTTTTGTATTTACTATCAAATAAATTCTTATATGAAATATTATGTAAATTTTGTATCATACATATAGCATTATGGTGTGAAAATGTGTCACTGTCTTCCATCTCCATTTGAAAATGTGCTTTAATACTTTGTTTTGCTTTTTTTAACATTGTTCCATCAATACCATTGTGTATAATGTTATTTATGACCTTTACAAGTGTTTTTAAAACTTCTTCATATTTTTCAGGATCACATTCTATATTAAAAAGAAAGTCACCTGCGTGTTTAAAATAGGTTGTTTCACAATAAGTATTATAAGTCAATCCGCGTTTTTCGCGAAATTCTGAAAATAACACACTACTCATACCAACAGATAAAATATTGTTTAATATTTGCAACACATATACATCAGGACTATGTATAGAAGACGTTTTAAATCCAAGAAAAATTAAATTTGTATGCATTTTGGGTACTATTTTAGTATACATTTGCATTTCGGTATAAGTTGTTTTACACATTTGAATATTATAATTATGTTTATCAATATTGTATGATTTATTAAAATGACTGTTTTCTACGGATTTTACCACGGAATTCATTTTATGTGTGCTACATACACTAATTACAAAGTTGTGTGGTAAATAAAACTGTTTGTACATTTTATAGAGTTCTTTTAAATCAGAGAATGTGTTGTGATATTGTATAATATCAACCGGATGTTCATAAGAACTATTTTTATACATTATTTTATTGTAATCTATATCTATTAAGTATTCATAATCATTTTCATCTTTTAAGTTCTCTTCGCGTATAACATGTTTTTCCTTGTTATATTCTTTTGATGGGAAAGTGGAGTCCAATAACATAGAACCCATTGTATTTATGCAAATATCTAAATCTTTATTTAAACATTTCACAGTATATGATGTATATTTTTTTGTAGTGGTGGCATTATTTACTGCTCCAATATTATCAAATGTTTTTAATATTTCATTTCCACTTTGTGTTGATGTGCCTTTAAAAACCATATGTTCAATTGCGTGTGCATATCCTCGTGTTTTATCGTTTTCATAAGCACTACCAAAATCACATATTATGCAAATCGAACATATTTCATTGTTAAATGATTCTTCATGGACTATTCTTAGACCATTTGGTAATTGTTTTTTAAAGATCATAATATAATATATATTATGATTTAAATAATTTATTGGCTTCCGATTTCGAAATCTTTGCGATGGGGATCGCTTTCGATGGTAGAGTTCATCCAGGGTCCAACATCAACCTTTGGGATGGAAGGGTCACTGCGGATGGATTGGTTGGCATTTCTCAAAGTTTGTCCGATAGTTTCTAAATTGCTAAGAGGAGGTCCAGCACGAAGGAGGTCGGGTGCCATAACACCATTTGTCTTACCCACAGCGGTGGGGTTAAGAGAAGCAAATTTGCTGTTTTCGTCATTGGGTAAAAGGTCGCTAGGGTTGGCTACAGGCATAGAAGGTGTAGCGGGGGCTGCAGGGGCAGCAGGTTGTTGGGGTGTTTCTTCCTTCTGGGCAACGGCTTCACCGTGACTGTGTCCCAATGATGAATAACCATCAGTAATCATTGATTTTGAACTGCCATAACCAAACATCATAACAGCTAAAACAATTAATACAAGAAATATAATTAAACGTTCATTTGTGAAGAACTTGGCTAATCCGCGTTGTAGATCTTTCAACATTATATATAAAGTGGCGATAATATATTTCATTAAATATATTTTAATTATCTAAAGATTCTACTTCTTCTTCGCTATCATCACTATCTTCAATGGATTCTAGCATATATGTATTTTTAATTCTTCGGGCCTCTAAATAAGATGCTAGCGCCAATTCTTTTGCTAACTTTGCTTTTTTTCGCGCATCTTTGTACATTTTATAATAAACATCTTTTCGCTCACTTATTTCAAAAGTTTCCTCTTCTTCGGCAGGAACTAAATCAATTTCTTCTAAACCATTGCTAAAATTTTGTAAATCTTCTTCATTTGATATTTTTTCTTCGTTTTGTTCAACACTTTCATTATTTTCAATAGGTTCTTCTAGATTATTTGAAATCTCAGTTTCATCTTTTGTCATATGTTCTTGTACATCTTCATTATTATTTGAAACAATTAATGCATTGTCTAGAGTTGCGACCAATTCTTCACCAATCTTTCCTTTTGTGTTTTCACTCTCATTTATTTCAATGTTAATTGGTTCGGTTACTGGTTCTTCTGTAACTACATTTTCATTAATATCTTGTTCATTATTCTTAATTAGTTCTTCCTTATTTTCAATTAAATTTGAAGATGATTTAAATACACATTTCGAAAATAAATTCTTCTTTTCTAATTTCATCATTTGTTTAATTTCAATCATAATTTGAAAACTACGAGGACTACATTTAATACCTTGAATTTCCAATATTGTCATAATTTCACTCTCATTAGTTATTTGGTCAAATTCGACTTCTTCTTCACGTTCATCATATACTTTCAATTGGGGTTTACCCAATGCAGTGGGAATATCTACACGTACTAAATAATATTTACCGGATTTAAAAAGTTTAATGGGTGACGTAAAATAATTTTCAATATCAGAAAGTTCTAAATCTCCTTCAAACCATTCTTCCCGCGATTGGAAAATCTTATTATGGCAAAAATCTTCTAAATTTTCCAACCATTGAATAAAATCACCATTTTCACTATTAAACATCAAATCAATTAAAAACTTCTTGTTTGTATTCACAATACCATTTCGTGATAAACACTTTGGTGGTTGAATATAAACTGGTTTATTATTTACACTAAAACGTATAAAATATGAACCACCTGAGCGAGACATAGGATTTGATAATACTAATTTATCAAATGGAAAAGTGTTGGTTGCTTCAAATATATTATCCATTAATAATATAATTTTTATTAAAAATTATAAATGAAAACGAATGTATAATCGTTTGTTTTTTGTAAACACAGTATTCTGTATATATAAATAATGTCAAATACAGTAAGAGATACATTAACACATTTACTACACGACAAACGTCTACTGGAAGATTTTAGGGAAATAAGTAAGCCCTTTGTTGACACAATTTATAAAGAATTACACATTTATATAATATGTTTGTTACTATACAGTATTTTATTATTTGTACTGATTCTCACTATTTTAGGAATTTTAATTCGTATAATATCATATCCTAATATTTTTCTCAATAAAGTATATAATGCGCCAATCCAAAGCGATGAAAGAAACTAAAATGAAAGGAGGAAATCCTGTACCGGAAACATCTAGTCAAGAAACTCACTCTGGCGGAGACGAAACTCCCGCTGAAACACCAGAAGGGTTTGCACCATTTACTGGTGGTAAGAGAAAAACCATGCGTAAGTCAATGCGCAAACAGAAAGGTAAGTCAATGCGCAAACAGAAAGGTAAGTCAATGCGTAAACAGAAAGGTAAGTCAATGCGCAAGTATAAAAAGAAGGGCGGTTTTATTTCTGCTGAAGTTGCCACTCCTTTACTATTTTTAACTGCAAATACAATGGTAAAGAAAAATAACACCAGAAAGCAAAAGAAGTAAACTGTTTATTATTTATCTTAATAATAATAATAAGATAAATAAGCAAAATAATATATTTTATTCATTATAATGAATAGTTTAGTAAATTCTTCTTTAACGGATGATACAAAACAATGGATTGCCATAGATAATCAATTGAAAATATTAAATGAACAACAAAAACGATTGCGAGCTCAAAAACATTTACTATCAGAACGTATATGTAATAATATGGCAAAAATAAATAGTGATAAAATGTCACTGAACAATGTTATTATAAGGAAATATGAAAAAAAAGAATATTCCCCATTAACCTATACTTATGTAGAGAATTGCTTGAGTAAAATAATAAAAAATAGAGAACATGTTGATGCAATTTTAAGAAAAATTAAGCAAGAACGAACTATAAAAAGCAGTTTTGACATAAAAACATTGTAGTATACTAATGCAAAGTAAAATTATGTATTTTCCATATATATATTATATATAAATGGAACATTTAACGTGCCCACTTGGTTTATGTATCGATCATTCTTTGAATGGTGGTTCATTACCTATGAAAATTTATGAAAATAGAGAACCTCTTATTATTACAACCGTGTTTTTCGATAAACTAATGGATTTAGTTACAATTACAAACTTCAATGATCATTTAATGAAAAAAGTAAAATGTAAAGTATCTCACAATAAAACGCAGAAATTACGCAAGAATTAAACTCACAGTAAGTAATGACTGCATAATAGATAATATTTTCGATGTGTTTGTAATTGGGTAAATGTCACCGTAACCAACCAAACACCCGGTAGAAATGGAAAAATATAGGCGATTAAATATTTTTTGAATAATATTAGGTTTAATTTGTGACGGGTCTAGTTCTTGTTGCTCAACTTCTATTTTTGTTGTTTTTGTGCTCTCATCAATATTTTTTTCTTTTTCCATTTCTTTTGAAATATAATTATCATAATTATCAAATTTTTCTTTTGATACTTCTTCAACATCTTTTTCCACTTCTTTTTTTATAATTTCGTCTTTTGTAATATCTTTTACTTGGTTTAATCCTTTAAAATGATTATCATCAATCAATGTGTACAGTAATGTAAAAAATAAACATGATAAAAATAAAATGATTATTTTATTTACACGTATAAATTTAATTAGTTCAGGGTATTTCATAAGTATTTATATAGTATACTTATAAAATTTAATTTTCGTTTGACCATTTATTATAATTAAATGAATTCATATTTAAACATTGGTCTCCATTTTCTTTCCAATATTGGACCTTTTCATCCATTTTCTTTTCTTCTTCTGTTTTTGGAATATGAGGACCACTTGTAGATAGTTTATCTAAATTGCATTGTTTTGCTTCTGGCTTTACACCATAACAATTAACACCAAACTTGATATTGGGATTTGCCATATACCCACCATTTATACCGGGTCGTCCGCATGCATTTTTATGTTTATTTGTACTTTGTAATTTATTCCACGTTTCTTTTTGTGTGGGGAAATATGCCATTTGATTCGCAGACCAACCATAATTACACCATTCACCTCCATTATTATAAGATTCTTCTATTTGATCGTATGTGGCAAGATCCGCTCCATATGCTTTACATATTGCCTGAGCGTCCTCATAATTGTATTTATTATTGGAAAAGTTAAATACCTCTTTCTTGGGTCCATCATCAACCGGAGCTGTATTTTCAGACGAGTCATTTGGTGTTACTATTTCTTTGGTTTCCTCTTCAGGCACTGTTTCCGGTACTGTTGTATCGGGTATTTCGAATATTTTTTCAAAATCATCAAATATTGAGACATCAAATGCTATTTTAAATAACATATAAGCCAATATTAACATAAATAATAACCAACCCACGGTTTCAAGAACGTATATTGATACTGGTTTTGCACCACCTTTCATTGGAATTCTAAATATATATATCATCGTGTAAAGTATCAAAATATATCCTAATTGATATATCCAAGCATAATCGTCTTTAATATAATTTTTAACACTTTCCCATCGTTCTTTTAAAAATGTTTCCTGTTTCGCTTCATCTAATGAAAAGTAAAAAGCAATAAACGCAGCAATAAATACTGCTGCTAATAATAGGTCTATAATATAACTAAATGTTATTTCACGACTGGATGAACCTTGACCTGTAAACATTCCTAAAACAAAATAAGCAACAATATAAATAACAATAAAGAACAATAGTAAATATAAATTACTTAAAGTAAATACCTTTTCTTTCAAAAAATCCTCGTTCAATGTAGTTTCCTCGGTTGTTTCAACTGGTACTTCCTCGGTTGTTCCATCGGTTGTTTCAACTGGTGCTTCCTCGGTTGTTCCATCGGTTGTTTCAACTGGTGCTTCCTCGGTTGTTCCATCAGTTGTTCCATCGGTGGTTTCGTCGGTTGTTCCACTAGATTGATCAGTACTCCCCTCCCCTTCCATATTTTCTTTTAAATTCATATAATTCAAAAATTTCATCATAATTATTGTAATATATTATATACATTTATTTTTTTCGATAAAATAAACAATACGCTTGTTCTGTAACTAGCGATGGTTCATTGGCAACTCTTGATATACGTGCATCATTAAATAAATGCCATTGACCTAATGCATTTTTTACAAAAGAAGTATAATGTCCACCCCCGACATTTCCACTGTGATTACATATACCAAAACAATCATATTTATAGTTATCATTGGTGACTACATATTTTTTTAAATCTAAATCATTAATCGGAAAATATATTTTGTTTTGTATTTTTCTTAAATTGTAATTAAAGCGTTTAAATGTAATTATCAATATTTTTGGTAATTTCCAAAACATCATTTTTTTCTTTGCATCTTGATAATTCTTTGTTTCATCATTATACCAAGCATTGTCATTTGTAAGATGTTCTTCATTTGTATAATGGTCAAAACATTTGTATATATTATCAAATATTTCTCCATTTTTAAAAATAGGCAAATCAATAGAAAAAAACATTTCAGGTGTTGTGCTTTTTAATTTATTATTCATGTCATAAATATGCGAAACAGAAATCCCATAAAATATATCCATAATTTCGGAATACTCTTTTTCATAAGTTGTTTTAATTAATTCATAACATTTTTCATCAACACTATTTAATTCACTGGTTATATTTATTTTTACTTGTTTACATAAACCTTTATGAATACATTCCATAAAAAAAATCAAAAATTCTGAGATATCGTTTTGTTCCCAAGTAGAAAAAATATCATATTTTAATTCCTTTGAAATGATTTGTAAACTATGTACAAAACGATGAGGTTTTACTATTCCATTACCACTCCACATAACATTTCTTAGATTATTCCATTCTTTTAATAATAATGATTCATTATTATTATTATAAATCGTGTTATTATCCAAAAATAAATTCAATTCATAAATATGGTTAATTATTTGTAAACACGAATTTAAAAAACATGTATTACCTAAGTTATATAGGCCAACAAGACCATTTTTGCTATATTTATCCATTATAAATATATATAAATATATCTTTATATAGTATTACAATGGATAATAGACGAAATATTCAAAATATATTTGATGATATTTCAAATCTAGCGGCTGGTCAATCAGAATCAGATCGTTCTTGGTATGAACCTCCACCAAGACGCCGTTTCATTAATCAACACTTAAATCGCGATGAATATAGACGTTTTACAAATACAAGAGAAAATGTATTTAGTAATTTAAGAGAAAATGATTTGATTGACACACTGCAGAGTACAATAAGAAGTTATAACGATAATTTCAGACAATATCAAGATAATACTTTATTATTAATTTCTTGTTTGCAAGAGATGTGGAATCATACTAGAACCAATAATCGTCCACCTCGTGCTAATTTTTCATACCGTTTTGTACCTCAAAATATGGCTTCATTTAATCAACCAGTAATAGTTGCCCCAACACAAGAACAAATTAGAAATGCAACTGAGAGATGTACTTATGACATAAATAATCCTACGTTAAATACAAGTTGCCCCATTAGTATTGACAATTTTGAAAATGGAGAACATATTTTGCGTATATTACATTGCGGACATAGTTTTCGCACAGAATCACTAAGACAATGGTTCAGAACAAATACCCGTTGTCCCGTATGTAGATACGATATACGCGAATATCAGACAAATCAAACAGCGGGAAATGAAGACAATGAAAATATAAATGAGAATACAAGTGATGCTGATTCATTACCACCATCTCCTCGTCCATTTGTACGAACAAATAGCACAGGGTCAAATAATCCAATTGAAAGTGGTCTGGTAAATGCTACAGCAGATATCATTAATCGTGTATTACAACGTACACTAAGTGGTGGTGATGCGGGTATCGAACAAGGGGACAATAATTTACATGTATTATCTTTTGAATTTCCTCTTAATTTGGAAATAGATGCGTCAAATGGTGACGTAGTATAATAAAAAAATATATATTTTCGAATATGTATTTTTAGTTCATAACAAATCCATAGTTTTTAAAATTTTCTTGTAATTCCTTCTTGTTGTTTATTTTTTCAATTTCTCGAAGTTTTTTATCAAAAAGCAATTGTTTAATTTTATCTGAACAATATTTTTCCTTTTTCTTATTGAATGTTTCCAAATCATTCTCATATGTATTTTGTAAATCTTTCATATCTACCAAATATTTTTTACGCGCGGGTTCTTTTTTTTGCATTTTCCAAATATCCTCTATTGCCAATCCAAACAATTGCTGTAACGGTTTCATTAATTGATTTGTAATATAATGGCCATAATCAATATTCAGTTTGTTTGTTTCTATAAATTCAGGCGTTTCAATGCGTTGGCCGGTAAGGGCTTTTTTGTTTTTATTTACTACAAATACATATTTGATGCGGTCACCTGGTTTAGGTTTATTTCCGGGATCTCGCTTTCCAATACGGTCGGACAATACCCAATGACCGATTTGTTGGGGATTTTTATATTCACTGCGTAATGCCCGAGTGATTGATAGTTTATCCATATTTACATCACCTTGTATGAGATTTTGCAAGGAGTCGTTCAAATAATCAATCGCATTTTTAAGATTTTGTGTACGCATCAATATATTGATAATTTCACCATATGTATCTTTTAAATAGTCACATGAATCTCTGCGTTTTAATGATAATCCCATATATTTCAGGTCTCCTTTGTTTGGGTCATCTTCGTATAATATGCCAACATAACGTTTTTTCGATAATAATACAAATGGCATAAATGTTTTTTCATATTCCAAATACATTGGATTTTTCAAAAACTGACTACATATTTTTTCGACTTCGAATGACAATTCGATAGTCATTTCCAATGCGGGCTGTCCTCTTATAGGTTTCCCATCCAAATCTTCAAAATTGAATGTATAGAATACACTATCTGTGTCACCATAAATATATTCTGCTCGAGTTCGTACTTCTGTACCATTTTTCATTGTAACAATTGTGTTTCCATAAACATCTTCGATCATACCTCGTGCATACATAATCATTTGTCGTCCAGTTGCAGTTGTACACGCAGCAACGTCTTTTTCATAAAATGTTGATGTTCGAGCACCACACTGACCATACAACGAATTTGCCGTTACCTTATAACCCAGCTGACGCTTATCCAAAATATTTTTCATAAATGGGTCGGGTTCGGTTTTAATCTTTTTTCGTGTGTCTTTTCTTGCTTTTAACAATTCTGTCAAAATAGATGGCATAATGGATTGTTGACCTTCGGGAAGCTGTGCCCATCGACAAACCTTCCGCCCGACTTTAACTTTTTCTTCACGCGATTTTGGTCCTTTTAATCGTTTATATTCATAAGCATCGAATTCAGTGTTAATATATTCAAATCCAGGTAAATTATCATAAACAAAATTACCAGATGCATCTTTTTCTCCTGTTTCTTCTTTTAAATTTCCTTCCAAATCATATGTTTTGGTCCATACTTTACTATCATGACTATAATTTTGACTAATCATTGAAGACGGATACAACGAACTGTAATCAACGCACGCCACAGGATTATCCATATACATCTTACATTTGGGAGGCAATACAATAGCTCCTTCATAACCACCGTCATTTTCTTTTTTCTCCAAATCAGGCATTAACGTTTTTTTCTCTTTACATTTTTTTGCAACATAACTGGTAAGTTTAATACCTTGTCCACGAAACACTAAAAATTCAATTGGAACACTACAAATATTTGACATCTCAACAAATCCTGTAACAACATCGATTTTGTTCATTAAATGATGAACAAGGTTACAATCCTGAATACAGTATTTTGCAACAATAGCGCGATCCGCTGATGTTCCATTTGTTAATCTAAAAATATCCTGAGGAGAAACGTCGTCCTTAGCAATACCCCATTTTATTTTTTTCTTTTTCTCAAAATGATGATGGTCTTTTATAACAATAACATTGTACTTTGTGTTGTTATGTGTTTTTTCATAAATATCCAACACTTCGTATTTTTGTCCACCATTATAATAATCGGTTGTAAATGTAATAAGTTCAATGTGTATAAAATCGTTTATGTGAAGTCCCTTTAAATTTGCACTATATAACTCACAACGTTCTTCGCCATTTACTTCAATATTTTCAAAATGTTTGATTCCGTCACTAATATAACTACCAACAACATCATCCAATTTATAAGATGATAAATTGAAATCACGACGAAAATACATATACATATCAATTTGTAAACGACCTTCGATATTATAATAACGCAAATCATATTCACCACTAGCAATCGCCAATTTTTTATTTTCAATACTGCACGGTTTATGACCTGTATTTTCTGTTTTAATACGCGATAAACTTAAAAACTGTTCTGTTACGCGCAATTCCATTGCACGTTTATACATGAACTGATAATCAAACCCAAAAATATTATATCCAATAATAATGTCTGGGTCTTCTTCTTGTATTAATTTAGCCCATTCACATAAAATATCTGCTTCGTTTGTTACAGATTGTATTTCAACATTTTTCACTTTATCACACGTATCCAAAACAAGACAATGATTTTTATATGGTTCTTGTTGTCCATATTTCATAAAGGTTGAACCAATAAATGTTACTTTATCACCTTCCAATTCAGGAAATAAACACATTAATGCTTTATCTATTAACGTAATTTTTTCGTCGCGTGTAATTTTTTCCTTCATCAATAATACTTCCAGCACTGTTTTTTTTGAAAATTTACGTTCAATGGAAGATTTCTTTGGTTTTGATGGAGTTGTTCGTTCTTCTACACTAAATTCAGTATTATTGATTTCTTCATCCTCACAAGGAGGACTGTATTTATTTACAATTTCATCTGCTTGTTCAATCAATTCATTTATTTTATCATTACTGGATTTATATATTTTTTCTAATGAAGTATCTAATTTTTTTATGCATTTCTCGATTTCTGATTCGTCAGATTTACCATTTTTCTGATATACTTTTTCTACATTTTCGCAATGTTTATTTTTGAAAAAGGCACACATTATTGATTTTTTCAACAATTCAAACCCATTGTCTTCGTTTACCAATGGTTGATTTTTAAACACATCAACAATATTTGTTGCTAATTTTTTATATGTTTTAATCGGCACAGGAAAATCACCGTGACTACTACTGGCCTCAATATCAAAACTACATATTTTAAATGGCACACTATCTTCTTTATTATTCAATGGAATAAGTTTTTTTACCCCACATTTATATTTATATTTACAGCATGTTGCGATACTAGGATCGTGTGTTCCCCTTACTTTTACCCACCCGGATGGAGCCACATTTGTAATATGAAAGAAACGCAATAAGGGCGGAATGTTACTCTCATATAATTGATATTGACTAAGAGCCGGATACTTAGATTTATCCGAATATTTCAAAAAATTCCTATTTACGTCAAATTCTTCTTCTTTTGCATTCCATAGACGCTTTACTTTATTAAAACATCGCGTACTAATAAACTCAATTAACATAAATTTGGGCTTTTCTCCTTGGGTGAATCCATACAATTTATTGTGATCGTCAACTAAACGCGTATTAAATGACATCTTATAATAATTTGTTCTGCAACTATCTTTCAATGCATCTTCAATGTCACAATGAATATTATTAACTGTAGTTATATTGGCATTATCCGGTAGCTTAACGTAAAAGAAGGGTTTAAAATCAATCACATCAATAGAACACGTTTCTCCTTTTTCATTTATGCCAAACATTTGAATATTAAAATAGCTTTCATCTAATTTAATTGTATTATGTGATTTAGATTTTTTAGCCAATAGTTGCATTTCTGCATCGGGTTCATCTACTTTACTACATACTCGAAAATCAAATAACCTAAATTCCTTAGCATTATCATTTTTTTTAACACGCATTGTCTTCTTAACACTGCTTTTCATAATATTTATTTATTATTATGAAAATCTTTTTAATCAATTTTTACTTCAATGTTTTTTTTGACTTTCTGTCCTTCTTTTTTTCCGTTTTTCCTTTTGATTTACCTTTTGGTGTCTTATTCGTTTTTACTTTTTTTTTTGATTTGCGTCTTTTTCGCGTCTTTTTTGTTTTTTTTGGTTTATCTTCAATCATAGACAATGGAGCTGGTGTTTCACCAGCATCTGCATGATTAAAAAAATCCCTCAATGTATCAACTTCTCGTTCATCTTCAAAGTACTCTAATTCCCCTTTATTATCTATTCTAAAAACGGTAGGATAACCACTTATATAGATTTCCTTATCTCCTTGAATACGTCTATTTAAATCCATAAGTTTATTATCTTTTTCTGGGTCACTAAATTCTATTTCCATTATCTCGTGGTTAACATTAATTCCGTCTTTCATTTCATTCCATTTAGGCATTAATTGTTGACAATGTCCGCACCATTTTGCGTGAATTAAACCAACTATTACTGGCATTATATATATATTATTATTATATAATATATAGGTAAATGTCTAAAACAATATTTCTCGCATTTTTAATATTTACATTTTTTCTAGGATTATACGTATTTATTGAACTTAGTTCAAAAATAAAACCATACGAAAAAGATAATTTACAAGAGTTTTTTGAAAACGATGATTCAAATTGTCCCAATCTTCTTGTAAGAAAAGATGGTGTCATATTATTATACAATACATCCAAACCAGTGGTTGAAGGATATAATCCGATGCCATTTTATAGTTTAGACGAATATATTGTTCATTTAGAAAGAGAACGCACAAAAGGAAACAATTGCCCTGTATTATATTTACAGGCGGAAAATAATACACAAGGTGAAACAGTTTATCGGGCTCGTCCCAGTCCATTTGATATGCAAGGTGGACTACAGACACAAGTACCCGAAGTATTATATAAAGAAAATGCACAAAAAATGTTGGTTCCTGTAATGGACGCGTCCCGTGGAAATCCTCCTTATAATGTAAAACATTATGCGGGTTTTGACGCGCATGGTCAACACGTGGGGCAAACAACAACATTAGATGAAATACACGCATCTACATCAAAACAACCCGCCAGTGATAACGCAATGGATGAAAATTGGGGAGGCGTTAAACATACACAAAATGCAGTTAAAGTAGGAAAATATAAAGACCGTGAAGTTACAAAACCAAATCATGCGAGTCACCCAGGAGCATTTTAAATTGAAACATTATATAAGGATCTAATATATAATGTTGTGTAAATATCAAAATATACTTGGAAAGGTAAATAAAGGGGTTCATAGTGTACGTTTATTTAATGTTGCTATAATGGACGTATTAATGACAATAATATCTGCATATTTAATTTATTTATTCCATCCGAATTATAATTTTTTTGTAATATTAGTATGTCTATTTATTCTAGGTATTGTATTACATCGGTTATTTTGCGTCAGGACAACGATTGATAAATTACTATTTCCAACTGCGAAACAATAACATATTTACAATAAATAAGTTTTAATACTATTTATAACATTTGCGCCCAATTTTCGTAGTTTTCCTGTATTACCTTTTATATAAAAGTCATCTAATAGTGCTAATTGTTTTTTATATGCATCTATAAAGCCATACAAACTGTCATAATCTTCCAGGATTTTTTTTGCTACGTTAGTACTGACTCCTGGTATTTGACTCAACATTAATATACCGATATTATCTTTTGTAATATTTTGTTTTTTTGCTGTTTTCACAACATCCGGATATTCTAATACATTTGTGTTAAGATTATAATTGTTGTAATATAATATCTTATTTTTTGAAAAATCACGAGATAATTTTTCACCCATTGACAATAAATAATCGGCACTTTCCTTGACATTCTGGGTTCTCGTAAGTGAAAATCCTTTGAACAAATTGATAGATGTTAATGATGTATAAATTGTTTTTTTCTCGATAGGATTGACTATACTATTAATATTGCCTTCTATTAAATAAATAATATTATGATTTGGAACATTAGATGCATTTGATAAACGAAATGATTGTTCTGTATAACGCCCATCCTTTATAGAAGCCATTAAATCAGTCAATGTTTTTCTTTCAATAATGCAAATGGTCTCATCATCGTCTTTTTTTATTACTATATCACCAATATCTAAACTTTCTTTCGCAATATCAAAAGAACAAGGTATCGGATGACTTAATATAATACTCTGAATATTATCATAAAGATCATGTTCTCGAATATCAATAATAATTTTCATTGTAAAAATAATGTAAATGGTTATTATATTATTTTTAAACTAAAATATTTAAGCACGTCCACCAGGCATACCAATAGGGTATGATGAACGAGTTGTGGATGAAACGGGCTTCTTCATTAATGAATAATTACTGGAAGTACCCTTAAACGCGGTAGCAGAGGCGGCAGAGGCAGTTGCCTTGGGCAAAAGACCGGCCTTTTTGTTTCCACCATTTGTTGATTGATTTGTGATGCTTGATGCGGACGCAACTTTCTTTGTTGTGCTAAGAACCATATTATATATATACTAAATATAATAATTTTAAAAAAAATATAAATATTAAAATTGATTAATGTATAAATTATTCATTTTATTACATTATAATGAATAATTCTACTAACTTGGAAGAAGATATTTTGATTAAACAGGATGAACAGGGAAACGAATTTCTATATTTTGATCCATATAACCCTCTAAACGTTCAAATAACAGAAAACGATATTAAAAATATACTTAAAAGATACAATATTAATATTCCCGTTCATAATTTCACGTTATATAAACGTGCATTTGTTCATCCATCCTATACACGTCGTCCAGATGATGAAAATAAAGCAAATAATATAGTAATTGCAAATAAACCCGATAATTGTTTACCCTTACATACTAAATGTAACGAACGATTGGAATTTTTAGGCGATGGTGTATTAGAATGTGTTACAAAATATTGTTTATATAAACGCTTTCCTAAAGAAAATGAGGGATTTATGACAGAAAAGAAAATTGCATTGGTGAAAAACGAATCCATTGGGCGGCTCGCATATGAAATGGGTCTTCATAAGTGGTATATTATTTCTAAACATTCGGAAGGAAAACAAACTAGAGTAAATCTAAAAAAACTTGGTTGTTTGTTTGAAGCATTTATTGGGGCCTTATTTTTGGATTGTAATAAAATTAATGTCAAAGATGATAATAGATGGTTTGAAAATGTATTTACAACAGGGCCGGGATTTCAAATTGCCCAAAATTTTATTGAAAATGTATATGACGCACACGTGGATTGGATTGGTCTTATTAAACACGATGAAAATTATAAAAATATTTTACAAGTGACTATTCAAAAGGAGTTTAAAGTTACTCCACATTATATTGAAATTAATAGTTATGATCAGGAAAAGGGATATCATATGGGTGTTTATTTATGTTTAGGACAACAACATTTTAATCTGAAACACTTTCAATCTACAAACATAAATACATATAACTCATTTCAAGATATACACGACGTAATGGAAAAACAACACAAGGTGTTTGTGTTTTTAGGAGAGGGTATACATAAAATCAAGAAAAAAGCTGAACAAATTGCATGTAAGCAAGGATTAGAAGTTATGCAAAAATTTGTATAAAAGTAGATATCTACAATAATTTATAACATTATTGTATATGAATATAGATACGTTAAAAAAACGACCACAACCTAAACAAAAAACGGATTTTGAATTTTTTATTGATAATCCTGTACAACAAAAAACAATGGAAATTATTGATAAACGTGGTAGTCAAGTTATAAATCGCGATGAAATATTAAGAAGAGTAAAGAAAAATGTTACTAGAAAAGATGAAGTAGAAACCGACGCGATTGATAAATCCATTATTGCAAATAAAGAAGATATTTCTGATTCTTCCGAAATTATTGATGAAACAGAAACTGAAAAACCTAGCAAAGATATTGAAGTTGTTCAGGAAACCGAAGCTGAAAAAGAGGTTGACAAACAATCAGACATGGATGCTGAAAAAGAATCCGAAATGGAAAAGGAGGTTATAGCTGAACCAGAAGAGCCAGTTGAAAAAGTGCAAAAAAAACGAGGACGCAAACCAAAAGAAGGAGTATTTGATGACAGTGTTATAGAAGCGGGATTAGAAGAAATGAAAAAAAAACTTCCAAAAGAACTCGGCGATCAAATTATTATACGTGCACCCACATATTATATGAACAATCGTAAAATTTTTACGAAAAAAATCAATGAAGCATTCAACGATTATTTAAAAAAAATTAAATCAAGTGAAAAAACAAGCAAAGATCCTGAACAGCGCACTCTGTTTACGCACCAGGAAATAGTTCGCGATTATTTAAATATTTATACTCCATATAGGGGTTTATTATTATTTCACGGGTTGGGTTCCGGTAAAACGTGTTCTTCTATTGCGATTGCCGAAGGAATGAAAACAAACAAACCGGTTTTTTTACTTACACCGGCTTCGTTAAAAATGAATTATTTTACAGAATTGAAAAAGTGCGGGGATGATTTATATAAGAAAAATCAATATTGGGAATTTGTTTCAATTACAGGTAATCTTGAACGTGTTGAAATATTAAGTAAAACATTGTCTTTATCAAGAGAATATATTCGAAAGAAAAAAGGAGCTTGGATGGTTGATGTTTCGAAAAAACCTAATTTTTCTACTTTAAGTTCTGATGAACAAAAGAGGGTTGATGAACAATTAAACGAAATGATACGTGTAAAGTATAGAGATGAAAATTACAATGGTATTGATTTAAAACGATTGAAAAAACTTAGCGGAGATTTTACTCGTAACCCATTTGATAATCATGTTGTTATTATTGACGAAGCACACAATCTTGTGAGTAGAATTGTAAATAAATTGAAAGATAAGAAATCAGTTTCATATAGATTATATGAATATCTAATGACTGCACAAAATGCTAAAATCGTTTTATTAACCGGAACACCTGTCATTAATTATCCAAATGAAATCGCTGTGTTATACAATTTATTACGCGGATATATTAAATCTTGGACATTTAAATTAAATGTTAAGACAAATGACAAGACAACCACTGAACGATTTCTTGAACTTTTTGATAAAGAAGGGTTTAATACTTTTGATTACATTGAATATAGTGGAAATAAATTGCAAATAACACGAAACCCATTTGGATTTATTAATACAAATAAAAAAGGTGTTTTAAAAGGAAAAAAACGTGGAGGTATGTATGGTGGAGCAGATGAAGATGCCGTTAAAAAGGGAGAACCCGAAGTAGATGAAGAGATGATAAATACAGAGGAATCTGTAACGGAGGAAAAAAAAGAAGTCGAAGATGGCGATGAAACAAAAAAACGAGACGAAGCGGAAGAAGGTGACGAAGCGGAAGAAGGTGACGAAGCGGAAGAAAAAGAAGAAGGTGACGAAGCGGAAGAAAAAGAAGATAGTGACGAAACCGAAGAAAAAGAAGATAATGACGAAACCGAAGAAAAAGAAGATAATGACGAAACCGAAGAAAAAGAAGATACAGGGGTTGATAATTATACTTCTCAGGATTTGATGGATGCCCAGCAAAAGATTGCTTCTGCTCAATATGAACGTATAAGTACATTACAAAAGCAAGTTGAAAATATGGAGGACGAAATGACCAATTTAAAAGAAAAAAATGGAATTTTGGAAAAACAGTTGGTTGATGGAGTATTAGAAGAAGGAAAGCAACAGGAATTAGAAAAAGATAAAGAACGTTTGGAATCATTGGAAGAAAAATTAAATGCATTAAGTGATAATATAGAGAACATTAAAGGAGATGTCAAGGAACCATCAGATGAAAAAGAAGATAATGAAAATGAAGAAAAAATGAAAAAAGAATTAGAATCTCAAAAAGAAATGTTCGAAAAACAAATGAAAACACAAGAAGAACAATTTGAAAAATTAAATGAAACTATTAATCAACTGCAAAAACAAAATGAAGATTTACAAGGACAAATAAATGATAATGATAGTAATAAGTCGACCAATTATGACATGCCAAAAATAATAGATAAGCAATATCAAATGTCATCTACGCAAGATGAATTATTGGAAAAACAAAAAGGCATTATAGAGAAGCAAGAAAAAGACATTGGTGATTTGCAAGGAAAGATTGAAGATCTTAGTGGTAAAATAGATAAATTAAATGATAACGACGATGTTGCAAAGCAACAAAATGCATTAATGAAAGAACAAGAAAAAGAACTAAAACGAGAAATAGAGCAAATGCAAAAAGACAAGGATAAATCATCGAAAGAATTGGAGATTTTAAAAGCAAAGAAGAGTAAAAAAGGAAAAAAAGATAAGGATGTTTCTGACGATGAAGAGGAAGAAGAGGAAGAACAAACATTATATGGTGTATTTGAGAACAATGTGAATGCATTGGGAAAAAATATAGGAAATGTATTCGGAGTAGGAACACAAGGGGCTATTGTCGGTGGTACAAAGAAAAAGCGTAAACCCGGAAAGCGTAAAACAGAGAAAAAGAAGAAAAATCAAATACCGATTGTTGATAAAATAATTACTGATGAAGAAAATATTGAAGATGATGCAAATGTTCGAAAAATGTACCAAATGGGACATAACCAAATATATGCTCCTCATTATGGTGGAGGACCTTATGCAGACAAATATAACGGCGTAAAGCTTGACACTACTGGAAATATAACAGACGATTTGTTTCAATCTACCGTATTAAAAATATTAAAGAAATACAAATATGATGTAAAAGATTCTGATATTATTGTAGATAGATTTAAATGTTTGCCAGATGATAAAGAGGTATTTAATAAAATGTTTGTAAATGTGAGTAATGGTTCTCTATTTAATTCAGATGTTTTGGTGCGTCGTATATTAGGGTTAACATCATTTCTAAGTGACAAAGAAGAATTAATGCCTAGTATTATCAAAGGCAAAGATGGTTCAAAATTTCACATTGTAAAAACAGAAATGAGCGATTATCAATTTGGTTTATATGAAAAAGTACGTAAAGAAGAAGCTGAACAAGAAAAGAAATCACGTAAAAATGCATTGAAAAATAAAGATGATAATGAATTATATAAATTTTCGTCAACTTATCGCATTTTTTCACGCGCATTATGTAATTTCGCATTTCCCCCTGATGTTGAACGTCCCATGCCCAGTAAAAAAGAAGATGTTTCTGAAGATGCAGTGGATGGTATTAAGAAAAAGGAAATTATTAGTCGTGATAATTTTAATCCAGAAGACGAAAGTGCGATTACAGATGATACAAGTTATCAAAAGAAAATAACAAAATCACTAAAAGAATTAGCAAAAATGGAAAAGGGCGGTAGCTCGAAATATTTATCCAAAGATAGTTTGCAAATGCTTAGTCCCAAATTATTATCGTTATTAGAGAACTTACAACATCCCGATAATATTGGATTACATCTTATTTATAGTCAGTTTAGAACGATGGAAGGTGTTGGAGTATTAAAACTCATACTTGACGCAAATGGGTTTGCGGAATTTAAAATTAAAAAATCGACAAATGGTGACTGGAGTATTGTTCAGAAAATAGGTGATGAAGATAAACCCAAATATGTTTTATATACAGGTACAGAAACTGCTGAAGAAAAAGAAATAATTCGTAATATTTATAATAGTGATTGGGACGTTGTACCTCCATCATTGGTTGCACAATTAGAAAAACGACAAAAAAATAATCAATATGGAGAACTTATTCGAGTGTTAATGATTACTGCTTCGGGAGCCGAAGGTATTAGTTTAAAAAACACACGTTTTGTTCATATTGTTGAACCCTATTGGCATATGGTACGTAAAAACCAAGTCATTGGACGTGCTCGACGCATTGGAAGTCATTTGACTTTACCCAAAAAACATCAAAATGTAAAGGTTTATTTGTATTTATCAACATTGTCTGAAACACACAAAACAAGTGAAAAACATATTGAATTACGCATTCGTGACATTAGTCGTATTGACGGTAATACTCCTGTAACAACAGATGAAACGTTATTCGAAATTTCAACATTAAAAGACAATATCAATAAACAAATATTGGATGCCGTCAAGTCAAGTGCTTTTGATTGTAGTTTATATGCTACGAAAAAAACAGATGAATCTGTTGCGTGTTATAGTTATGGAAACATAAAATCCAATGATTTTGGTAGTATTCCAAATATTGACATTGATAAATCAGACAAAAAAGAATTAAATTTGAAAGAAAATGTTCTCGATAATTTACAAGAAATAACATATAAAGGTACAAAATATACATTAGATATCAAAACTAACAAAATATATGATTATGAAAGTTATCAAGCAGCACAAGAAAAAATGGGGGATTTAATATTTGTAGGTAAGATGGTCAGTAAAGATGGAAAACAAACGATTGAATTTATTTAATTATTATTATTGTAATTGTTGTTATAGTTATTGTTATTGGTATTATAGTAGTTGTTGCTGTTGTTGTAATTCACAATATTATTTTCAAAATTATTATTATAAATAGGCACTTCAAATAAATCCCTTGGGGCAGTTGGACTCGTTTGAATATATAGATTATCAGGTAAATTCGTGTATTGTTCAGCATGGCCTATACGAGTGATTAGAGATTGTATTCGGTTTTCTTGTACACGCCTGATTTGTGTAGTTTCATTATTTATCATATCTTGAAAAACTTGCATCCACCATATACGATCGAATTGTGACATGTTGCGAAACCATTGCAATATTTCATTTTCATTATTTGAAACGTTCATGCTGTTATTATATTAATATTATAAACACATTAATATAATATACTAATCAATTTCTTTTAATAAAAATTGATTCATATTTTTCGTTAAGATATAATTATATATAATTCATAATTATGAGAAACCCTATTAGCGTTGCGTGTGGTATTTTGGAGGTCATTCCCAGTGAACAAAAAGAATTCATTTCGGACATACATTTGTATGTTACGGATTTAAAGTTTGTTGCACCCGAAGTGTTAGGAAAAGACCCAAAACATTGGCATAAATTTAGTCAAATTCTTAACAAATATATTTCACAAGATGATTACAATAATACAGAATGGTGTAAAGGGGTGATTAACATTTTTACAGATCCAAATTATGAAGTAGTATAAAAAAGAGGATGATTTATAACCAATTCCTGAACAATCATTCCCAACGACGCAATCATTGCTAGACGTCCATTATTCAACTCTTTATCCAATAATAATCCATTTTTTTCCTGAGCCAAGTCAATGTCAAAACTTAATCCAATATCGCCAGGTTGATATTCCTCTTTAAGTTCAAATGGATTAGTATATGGATTTTTCCATCCACGAAGCATTGAATTAAATTCAGACGCAAACATAATAGTTAAAATGGCGACTTTTCCTGAAGAAGGAAGTTCATCAAATCCGTGAATGGCTTGTTTGTGTGTAAATTGTTCTACAATGGGTATTAATGTTGCAGAAACCATACCAATACGTCCATGTTTTAATTCGGCTTCTCTGTAATAATTTACTTTTGTAGTATCCTTTGAAAATCCAAATGGATCAAATGACTCCAATGGTGGTGTAGAACCACGAATAACTGATGGGGGTGACAAGCGTTCAACTTGTATAATACGTGAAACACATTGTGTAAGCATAGATAAAGACAAAAGAAAGAAGATTCTCATTATACATAAAATATACATTATTTTTTATGTATTTTCCCTAAATATATAAAAAAAATATTACAGCATATATGCTGTAATGACGTGGCATATATTTTATTATATTCTGACGTGGCGTTTTTTCGTTTTATTAAAATATTTAGTACACCGTTTTTTACGTTTACACGTTTTTTTTGCTAACTTATATGCTTTCCCTTTTTTATTACACCCTTCTTCCAATAAATGAAAATCATAGAATACTGTATTGCCCCCGGTAATCGCACTTGCCAGTCGCGCAATGCCCCAAGATTCAGCGGTTTGATTTGGTCGAGAACCACTTGAATAGTACGCACCACGTCCTTTATTAACTATTTTTTCCAACGCATCAATACTACATTGAGTTTTTTCAGAAAGTTCTCTAGATGGTTTAATGTTCTCCATATTATAAATTTTCATTGCTTTATTAATATGTTTTGACTTCTTAGATTTATAGGATTTTACCTTGGGGCGTTCTAAATATTTTCCTTTTTTATAGAGTTTTCGAGAACGTAATATATTCTTTTTCTGTTGTATAATATCCTTTTTATCGAGATGTTTGGGAACGTATTTATCTGGAATACTCATTTATATTATAATAATATAAAAATAAAATTATGTATATTTTCAATGTCTAGTGGATTATTTGTGAATCCTACACTTTTTAATCCCATTGCAAATAAATTAAAAGTAATATTCTGCATACCCGGAAATCACTTTTCTAATAAATTTTTCATTTCGTGGACCCAAACACTATTAATATTAGGACATAAATATGATATTAAAATATCAAACCAGTACTCATCACAAGTTAATTTTGCACGCGCATTGTGTTTAGGTGCAAACGTATTAAATGGACCGGATCAGAAACCATTTAATAATGGTGGCATTGATTATGATGTAATTATTTGGTTAGACAGTGATATGGTGTTTACTCCCGAAATGATAGATAAGCTAATAAAAAATGGTATGCAACACAAGATATATTCAGGTATATATGCAATGGACGGTGGAAAACATTTATGTTGTGTAGAAGATTGGGATGAAGAATATTATAAAAACAATGGTTGTTTTAAATTTTTATCGTGTGAAGAGGGTGATGTAAAATTAAAAAACAATCATAAAATAGTGAAATGTGCATATGTTGGTATGGGATGTATGGCCATTAAAAAAGGTGTTATTGAAGATGAACGATTTAAATACCCTTGGTTCTTTAGAAACATTACAGAATTCAATCACAATGGTGAGATTATAACGGATGGAACAAGTGAAGATGTAAGTTTTATACGAAATCTAATTGATAGTGGTGTAATACAAGATGTTCCTGTAGATTTATCATTACGTTTTGGTCATGAAAAACACATAGTATATTAATTTATAGTTTATACATTATAAATTAACTAACAAATATAACGTTTATTTCTTATAGTTATCTGTAATTTTATTCTTACAAGCGGCGTTCGGACATCTTTTAACGAAATATTAATGCGTTTAAAAATGTTTTTAAAAATAATATATAAAACAATCCGCATATATATTGTTATAATGAACGAGGAAAATAACGTATTAACTATTCGAACCGTTCAAATCCAACCCATTCGTAATATGATTACAGCAATAAAAGATATATTAACCGATGCAACAATGACATTTACAAAAGAAGGATTAAAAATTATTAATTTTGATAAAACACATACTATTTTAGTAAATGTAAATTTAAATGCAATTAATTTCGAATCTTATAATTGTGGTCCAAATAAAATCATAGTGTGTGCAAATACTATTCATCTGTTCAAAGTTATTTCAACAATGTCAAATGATGATACATTATCTATTTATATAGAAAAAGATGATTATCATGATGGAGTTGTTTCCCATTTAGGGTTACAATATGATAATGGTTCAATTAAACAATGTTATAGTCAAAAACTGCGTCTTATTGAACCCGATACAGAAGAAATGAGCGTTCCTGATGTAGAATACTCTACTGTGATTAATTTACCTACAAGCGATTTTCAAAAGATCATTCGTGATATGAATGGCATTTCGGACAGAATTGAAATCAAGTCAGTTGGTCAGGATTTGATATTTTCCTGTGCAGGATCCTTTGCTAAATCGAAAATTTATCGTTCTGAATCAAATGGAAATATGGAGTTTATACAAAAAAGTGATGAAACGATTGTTATACAAGGTGAATTTTCTTTGAAAAGTTTGAGTCATTTTATAAAATGTACACCTTTGTGTAGTCATCTTGAAATGTATCTAGGTAATGATCTGCCATTAATAGTAAAATATAATGTAGCTTCATTAGGTGAAATTAAACTTTGCCTAGCATCATTGCCACCTGCCTAACTGATAATTTTTTTTCATTTGTTTTTCTTCTGCACTGGTCCACCATATTTTATTTTTCAAGTCATTTGACTGTAAATAATCATTATTTGGAATGAAAACGTATTCTGTAATGTTAGTAAAGCATATTTTCTGTTCTTGTTTTACTTCTTGTTTTACATCTTTTCTCACTGAATTAGAATAAAGATGTAATCGATGCTTAAAAAAATAAATATCATTCATTTTTAATAATATAATAAGTAATTATTATATTTTTATTTTTAAGTTAATGTTCCGGTTGATGCTTTTTAAAAATACATCCTTTATTACGTTCATCCGTAATTTCATAAAATATAGATGAATCTTGATAATCAATGTTATCCATCCATACTTTTATAATACAAAAACTTTTCTTTGGGGATATAGTAATACCATTAATGTGATTATTTACATTATCATCACTACAAAACGTCTCTCCAGTAACTAATTTAAATAATTTTCGCCATGTATCTGGTACAACCTTGTTATGTATTTTATATGAAAAACATCCCCCGTTTCTATTTTTTTCGTGTTCCCATTGTGGGTCAATGCCACTTCTCATTAAAAACAACATTGTATTTCTTAATACACCTTCATTAATTGTTTCATTAAGTTTAACCACTTCCTCAACAGAATTTATATTCTCCATGATTAATTTATAACTATCCAAATTCCAATTTTGATCGGTTGGTAAGTGGTAATACAAATTCCACTTATCATTCAATAAATGTGTTTGAGGCATACTTATCCTCTTGTAAATATAATATAAAATACATTTATATTGTATTATAAATCAATTTTACTATGTTAGTAATTATTCACATTTCTCTACAATACATTTATCTTTTTCTATGCGTAAATAATTATTAAACTCTAAAATATATTCATTTGTTTCCGCATCTATAATTACAATTTTATAATTATTATCAAATACATACGGGCTAAATTGATATTCTAACAAACGTTTTACAAAACAAGGGGAAAAAAGTTCATTTCCAACTAAAAAATAAGAATCATCCAAATAAAATGTAATTTTATTTTTCATAGATGGATGACTATATTCAATCGTTAAAAAAGATACATTGGATTTTTCTATTTCTTGCATTTTTACATCTGTATACATATTTATTTTTGAAATAACAGAATTATAATATTTTATTAAATACAATGAATCACATATATTACCGTAATTTACATATTCGTTTACCAATTTATCATTAGATTCGTCCAATGTTTTATTTATATTTTTTTTATCGAAATAATCTGGTAAAATCGTACGATCTTCAATCATAAAGTGCAATGAATTTTTAGTGTGAGTGTGTTCATATAATAGACAATTTGTTTGCCAATTCATAGCATCAGGTTGATATTTTACATTCATTAAATAACATATAACATTATAACTATTAGTATAAATTACATCCACACTTGTTTTAAATAATGCATTAGAATTATATACATTTTTTATGTAATCGCGGGCATCATTATAAATATTAATACATTGTAATGATTTATTTATAACCCAGGGTTTTCTAATCAATTCTTGAATATAACTATTCATTAACATTAATCATAAAAATATTTTTATATTATCTTATAAAAATATTTTTTATTCACTGATATACCATTACATAGCGGTTTAAATATCCAATGTTACTGTGTTCTTATCTGATTTTTGTTTACGTTTTTGTGTACGCTTAGGCATTTTTCCGCTACTCTGCGATAAATCACCCAATGATGTTGCACTAACTACTGAATCTTCTTTTTCTTTATTTATAGTAATATTTTTTGTTTTTAATCCAGCCAAAATGTTTTCAATGTCATCGTTTTTTGGTCCACGCATTTCAGGTCGTGCACTTTTTTCTTGCGAATTTAAACTCCCAAAACCATTTAGTTCTACCCCTTCCTCATTCATAGATGAACGTAAATCTGGCCGACTATTTAATGATGTTCTTGCGTCACGCCCCACTTTCGTTTGCTGTGGTGCGGGAGGAGGTCCACCTTTTGGACGCATATCTTCCTCCTTCATCATTTCATTTGCAAATGCAAAACCAGGGGACTTTTGGCTCATTGTATCTACAGTAGCATCTGTAAATGCCTTCATCAAATCCGGATTTTGACGAATAACATCATTAAAACCAGGAGCAGAACTAGAAAGAGCTTTATTTGTAAAACTGACCACAGCGGCACTAAATCCTAATCGCAATACAAGTGATAACTCGGGGGCCATTTTTGCACCTTTATATTTATCATGTAATTCAGCAAATATTTCTTCATAACTGTCAATATCATCATTTATTTGTTCACCCCAACCATCCAAATTAACACCAAATGGGTCAAAAGCAGCATTTGCGTATTCTAATGAATTTACTGCTGTCATAAACCACCACCCTTGTAATTTAATACTATCTTTAGTACGCTTATCTTCCATTGCCGTTTCGTATTCATCTTCTATTTCATCATAAGGCGACTCCATTGTTAAATTATTATAACCTTTCAATTGACCCTTTTCATGCCACCCATCCAATTTTTTTAACATAAGACGCTTTTTGCGACGCATTTCGCGCTCATTCATCTTGGGTGGTGCAGGATTAAAAAAGCTTGTTGCTTGCTTTAAAAATCCATCTGAGTTTTGTCCAATTGTTTCGGCAGTTGCTGCCCCTAATTTTGAATCCGTTTTATCTTCGTCAATGTTCAATTGTATAGGTTCAGTATCCAATTTAATAGTAGATGGTTTATCTTCAAAACTACTTAAATTTACTGTTTCGCCCAAATTTACAGACGACCCGCCACCTGTTCCTGTCAAGTCATTTAACTCATTTTCTAGCGCATTGAGATCACCAACTTCAATATTACCCCCTCCTGACAAAGGGATATTTTTTTCATTCATTAATAATTCAATACCTGGCCCAAATTTCGTTGTAGAAATATCGTTACTCCCAACATCTTGTAATGTACCATCAATGTCTAAACTTACTTCTTCCATTATGATAGTTAAAGAAGAATTATTTTTAAGTTTAACGCACATATTATATTTTATTTTCTAAATACCAAATACCTTGTAAAAAACAATCAGCCAAATCATCTTTCTTTTTTACTTCTAAATGACCGTTCCATTGGTCATACAAATTATACTTCTTCAACATTTCAACCGAATAAGTAATTGCATTTTTTTTATTCTCTTTATATCCTGTACCCTCTTTCTCAAAATATTTTAATTTATTTTGTGAACTTATAAATTGTATATCTATACTTTCATTTTTCATTATAAAATATTGTGCTAACATACCTTGTATTGTTTTCATACGGTTGGCAATTGGACTTATTTGATTTTCAATAATTACCAAATCTATTTCCGCTGTAACAAAACATTCATTACTTTTTAATTTTATTTTTTTACCTAATTCTATCAAATCATATTGGTCACATTTCTTTCCTTTTTTATTACATTCACTTAAACACCGGTTATTATAAAATTCTAAAAATGTGTCAATACATTCCTTTTTTGTTTTCTTTTCTATTTTAAGAAAATGACTATTTACCAATTTAAATAACTCATCGACGGATTTTTTATATAATTTAGTTTTTGTATAACTCTTATTTGGAACAAAGTATTTACTTTCATTTGCATGATTTTTACAAAAAAACAAATTATCTTTATTATAATACGCCTTCTTGTTACATATTTTTTTGTTTTTTAGTACAGCATTACACTTGCGTGTTTCTAACATATCATCTTCAATTAAGTTCATTATACCCCATTTATCTATTTTTACTTCATTATTACACAAATCTAAAATACAATATGCCATATTTTTGATTCCTACATCAAAACTTATTAATTTCATTTTATAGAATACTATAAAATGATATTTAACTTACTTTTCATCGAATTTAATATTTGGTGCTATTTTACGTTCCGCCAATTCAAATTTCATCATATAATTCTCTTTTAAATCACTATTATCTGTATAAACAATATCAACAATATTTAATTTATTTTCTTTTGATACTTCATTTAAATTTGTATTCATAATATTTGTAGCTTCTTTATTCATTACCTTTCGATAATCACAATTTTTTATAACGGGTTCACCTAAACTACTATTTACACTAGGACGTCCAAATACCTTTAATATAGGATCATTTTCATTATACTGTCTATAATCCCCTTGTATTTCTTTATAAGCTTGATTAATATCCATAATATATATTAATCAAATATTTTATTCGTTAATTAATAGCGAAACCAAATCCGGTTTTTTCATTTTGGATACAGCGTTTGACAAATTTCTATCTTTCACCATTTGTTTTAACTGTGCAACATTCATTTTTTCATACTCCTTTGCAATATCTTCCTTTTTTAAAGATTCTATCTCTTCTGTTACTTGTCTTTTTACTTCACCCTCTTTATCATCACTATCCTCAACATCCTCTTCTTGTACTTCACATTCCTGACTCTCCTCATCTTCATCTTCACCTTCCTCACTATCCTCCTCATCACCTTCCTCACTATCCTCCTCATCACCTGCCTCACTACCCTCCTCATCACCTTCCTCACTATCCTCCTCATCACCTGCCTCACTACCCTCCTCATCACCTTCCTCACTGTCCTCATCATCTTCATTTTTTTCAGATTCATTGGGGTACTCCATTTCTCTGTACTCTTCTGCTTCACCATAATATTCATCACTATTGACATTACTTAATGGTACTATATTTTGAATTCCATTGTCACTTTCATCATGATTCAGTTTCTGTACAACATTGTTTACAATCTGTAACAATGTTTCGGTCTTCTCTTCCATTGCTCCTAAACGTTGTCTAAAATGATAAACGAGTACAACTACTAATATTGAGCTGATAAGTATACTTGCTACAAAAAATGTATTTAAAAATCCGTAAACCTCCATATAAAGATTTTTATATAATATACTATTAAGACAAACGTATTATTTAAATCTATTTACAAATATATTTTAATATTGCCATTTTATATAAATGGAAGACGAAAATAATCAAAAAGTTTCCAATAAAATAGATCTTAATTTTGATAACAAAATGCTTATCATAGTCGTATTATGTATTATTTTGTTCTTTTCACTTTTAGGAGTGAATCTATTCTTCTTTTTTGGAGGTATATTTGAAAGCGTGACAAAATTTGTAATGCCCTTGTTTAGACAAATATTATCTTTACTCGGTTTCTCTGCTGGTACTATTATTAACAAAACCGCGGATGTAGTTGGAGATACAGCAAAATTCAGCGTCGATATTGCTGAAGGTACGGTACAATCTGTCGGCACTTTACTGCAAAAGGCAAGTGCAGGCGGATTAACTGATGATATGCGTCGCAATTTCAAAGATTCGATGAATGTCACGCCATCATCGTATGAAAATTCTGTACTCTCAACGGCAGCATCAAAGCGTTCATCTTGGTGTCTTGTTGGAGAATATCAGGGTAAACGCGGTTGTGTTGAAATAAACGAAGGTGACAAATGTTTAAGTAAACAAATTTATCCTAATAAACAAATGTGTTTAAATCCTACGCAAACAAATAATATGCAACACGTAAACAAAGCAGCTGCGCGTAATCAGCAATAATCATTATATGTAAATGTTACATTTACATCTTGTTTCGAACCATTTTTATATGTACATAAACTTATATCATCAAACCGGTCAGTTACTGTCATTTTAACTGACCCATATAAATATGTTTCATTGTCATATGTGTAGTCATATGACTTGTAAGTATAGTTAGAATATTGAATACCTTCACCATAATCGTATATTAATATATTATTGTTTAATATATTTATAGATGGATCAATACGACTTAACTTAATGGGTTCTTCTTTTCCAATATTTACAAAATAATAAACACCTTGTTTTAAATTATATGTTATGTTTGATTGATAATATGTATCAAACACATAATAATTTTTAGATATATCTTGTAATGATATTGCTTCTGTATTTTTTAAATTATATGCATTGTTGTTTATGTCATAATCAAAATAGACAAAATTACTTAGACATCGAACATAATTTTCAACGGTAATATTGGATGTTGTTATTGCTAACTGATTAACAACACTATTTGTGCTTGTATTTTGGACGACCATTGCATTTTGTTTGGCATTGTCAGAATAGGATAATACATTTAAAGAATTGTAATTGTTTGAATTTGTTTCTATACTACCACTATTAATACTATTAAAACTACAATCTTCTTGTATAAGTAAGTTATTTGTATCTATATTTGTCATTATACCGATTTTTATATCAAAATCACCCAAACTTGTTAGGTTCTGAGTTGATATAACCGGTGTAATACCAATATCATATACATAATCACTTGTGCTGTTTAAATTTATATTATTAATGGATACATTTTGTAAATAAATAATACCAGTAAAATCTTTATTGGTTTCTTTATTATAATTAAACGAAACGTCAAAATTAACATTACTTGATTGAAAATTTACATTTAAACTAGCAGTGATACTATTATTAAAACTTAAATTACACGCAAATGATGATAAATTTATACTATTATTTTGAATGTAAATGTTACCTTCACGTCTTAAACTAGTTGATTTCATAACACCATTTATATACAATGCAATTGGAAAGTTAATATCAACAATTGTATTGTCACTTTGTGGTTTTAAAGTATATAATTGAAGTACATTACTTGTTGAATTATTCAACACAAATTTATTTGACTCATAATTCGATAGTATATTATAAGGATATCCTTCATTTAATATGCCATAATTAATAGTTTCTTTTTTATATTTATAGAGGGGAACAGATTCATCAAGATATAAATCTATATTTCCGGGTACATTTGCTGCTGTTGAATTCGTTTTTATTATAGTATTAGGACATCCATTATCCAATGTCTTTATTTTGTAAAATGTTTGATATGTATCATTTAAATCTCGATTATAAAATGAGACAAAGGTTTTTGGTACTTTTAATTTACTTTTATTGTTTACAAAAAATGACCATTTCTGTTTTTGAGTTAAATCATTTGTTTTATTTGATGAAGTATTATTTGCATATTTTAATATTTCAGCTTTACGTCGCATATCTAAATCAAATTGTGTATATGCAGTAGTAGTATATGGAGATTCAACTTCATAACGACTAATTGGTATATGTAATTGTTGCTTTTTTTCTCGTTGTAAACACATATCACTTAATGTTGTCATTTATAATATATATTATAAATGATAATAAATTTATGTTTAAACCTTAGAACTATACCATATATTGGACAAATATCCATAGTAATCTTCTTCGCCTACTCCAGTAGCATATTTGCTTGTAGACATGTTAGGACCGTTATTTACAATGCTGTTAATTTCAAATACGTTAAGTGCTTTTGCAAAATAGCGCAAATCTGATAATTTTCCAGCAAAACCACCATTCTGATTAACTACAACATCCTGGTAATTTTGTTTGGGTGTATGGTCTAATACGGCACGTCCAGATATAGTACCATTTATATATACATCCATTACTGTGTTTTTCATACGAATAGCAACATGAAACCATTTCATAATAGGAATATTATCAACAGTAACTGTGTTTGTGGGATCACCCGCTTTAACTGTATTCATTTTTACATACAACTGATTGGTATCTGGACCATAATATAAACCAGGACTATTATTAACCACATCTAAATTATTTACCCCAGTAGGAGCATCTCCTTTGCTAAATATGTGATTATACTTTGTTCCTGATGCTGATGGTACGTCCTTACCCATACGTAACCATACACCCCACGTAAATTCTAAACCAGTATTTTCATTGTTTGATTTGAAAATAGGTGTATAATCCGCTGACTTTGGGTCTTGGCTAACTACTACGGGTTCAGTCCCATCCAATAGTCCCTGCACTACATAGGGGTGCTTACCTGGTTGTGTAAAGTAAGCAATTAACGTTATACCAATGCGAATTAAAAAGGTAAATACAATTACCACTAAAATTAAAAATCCAAACTTAACAACCATTGTATTTGAATCTAAAAACGATTTTGACCCTTCTACATTTTTTGTCAAGTCATCTACGCCTGCATTTAATGATTCCTTAGCACTTGATATGCTATTACTTAATGTTTCATATCCTTGGTTAAAAGCATCAGATGATTGTTGTCCAATATTATCAAAAGTATTTTGAGTTGATGACATTACTACTTATATACTATATTAATACATAAGTAATTTCCTAAAATAAGGTAAATTTAGATTGTTCAATATTATCCTTAAATAATGAAAGGTCTACACCATACGCAGGTAATATACCACTACGTCCATTTCCTTCCATATAAATATCATATACCTTTTGTGGATTCAATGGCTCGGCCCAGCGTTTAAATTTTGTAATATATCCCTCAAAAGAACCACTGCTTAATGTCCAGGTACTTGGTGTACCGTGTGTATATTTGGCAGATTTAACTAATTTGCCATCCATATAAACATCAATAATTTGATTGTCAATGCTTATTGTTAAACATACCCACTTTTGAATGGGGAAATTATCAGTAATTATTAATTCCGCTCCCGATGTTGCAGCAGTAGAAGCATATTTTAAAGTAGGTGTGCTTGCTGCTAAATAAAGTTTTGTACCAGCTGGATTTTGAGTATCACCATTACTAAAAGTAATAAATGGGCACTCACCACTATGTTTCTTTACATAAACCCAAATACTATGAGCATATCTTGTCGAATTTGGACTGCTTAAATCTTCCGGTGTAACGCTTGTCGCCGAAGTGGTGACATTTTTATAGTCAGAAATTTCCTGTGACACATTTGTTACATATTGATAAATTACATATATCAACACGATTAATACGATTCCTAAAATTACCAAAGTAACGTTCATTTTATATATATATACTATAAATATTTTACAACAAGGGAGGATTAAAACTCTGGTATAAATTATAAATATACGCTATTTGCATTTTTGACAGCGGTTCTTCAAAGTATTTAACATTACATATTGCACCATTGCTGTCATCATCATCGCCTATATAAATATTGTCATAAATACTATGGTTGGGACTTTTATCAGTTAATAAAATGGTCTTACGTAGTTCTCCATTTATGTATATAGACACTTCATTACCACTGTAATTAAACACAAAATGATTCCATTTTTGTAGTGGTAAACTCACTTCATAACGGTCTATTTCTCCTTGGTCGTTTATTTTATTATTATTTGTATACTCTATAACAAATACGTGTGGTTCTCGATTATTTGGATCTAGTACAGGAGGTGTTATCTTGTCGACTGCATCATATTCTGTAACATTCGCATCATTATATTGCTTATTTTGGATCATTAATTTGGGTTTACTTGCATAATCAAATATAGTATATTTTTCATTTGTATTTGGTGGAGTATTTATATATACCCACATACTAATACTATAATTGTGTCTAGCTATTTTTTCATTGTTTTCTTCCATTGCCAAATCATAACCACTAAATATAGAGCGACGTTTTTCTAAAAACATGGGATTTTCTAATAATTTAGTTCCCTGTAATGATAATGTGCTTTCGATAAATGGTAAAAAGTATATTGTTGCAAGAATAATAATTAATTCAACAATGTATAATATATACACTGCGGGTGGTGAATTTTTAAAATCTCGTATTATATATTTTATAAAATCTACTATCATACACGGGATGTAAAATAACAAATAAGCAAGAAAACCTAAATTACCATCTAACTTTTTCAAATAATCTCCTAAAAATATATATGCAATACTTAATGCTACAATGACCCCAAATACTAATAATGCATAAAATATACGTTTTGTTACATCTAATTTGTATATGGATAAATCAACATAATTAAATAATATAAATGTTCCTATCATTATACCAATTGCACTAAATGCCATTTTTGCGGACGAACTGTCAAATGCCGATACTGCGTTTCCTAATTTGAAATATAGGTAAATAAGAGGTAAAAGTACAATAGATATGTAAATCACTATATTTGAACTTTTATAAAGCAAATATGGGTCTTTAATCGCATAAAATATAAACACTGTTATACAAGCTAGTAAAATATACAAAATTCCGTATGATGTCATATTATCTTTAAATTCATTGTCTGTATTTAAAAAATTAAGAAAAGTTGTAATAAAAGGAGGAAGATCATCTATTTTCTGTATATTGTATAAAACAATTAACGCTCCTATTATTGAAAATACTATCCAAAAAAATATTTCAGTTACTTTCATTAATATTATTAATATATAATAATATTACATATTCTCCATAGCCGTTTTTTTTCCGTGACATTCTCTACACATTGCTACTAAATTATCTACATGATTAGAACCACCATATTCCAATCGTATTTTATGATCAACTTCAAACCATGCTGTTAGTTGTTTTTTACAATCACCACATTTCCAGTTTTGGTTAGATGCAACATATTTTTTTTTCGTTTCACTTACTGATCGTTTTGTTGATTTCTTTCCCGATTGTTGTATTTTATCGACACTTTGCTGTGGTTGATTTCCGCCACTGTTTTGCATATAATTATTTGCACTAAAATTCAAAAAGGGACTTATTATCTTATTACTATTTTTGTCTAATGGCATGTATTTTAAGTATTCATTTGACGTTTTTATAATTTCTCCTGCTCGCAATGGGTCTCGTTTTATTAGTACATATAACATAAAAGCACCAAAAGCAACACCACCCATTTGCAAATATTTTTTAGAGTCCAATACGGTTTTTATATACTTACCGTCTGTATAAATGTTTCCAATAATAATACCTGTTATTAATAAAAATACTAATTCTATTCTCATTTATATTATAATTGTATTATAATTTTATCATATAAATTGTTAGTATACCAACAAATATGTAGAACAAATAAACATAATGTTTTTTTAAATGTATCATATACGTTTTCAATGTCGTTTTATTTACATACTTTTCTTTATATAATTCGTGCGCTTCACGTCGCGATATTTGCGGTTTACCGATTTTCTTGTTTATATAATTATGAATAAAATGCATCCATTTTTGAAAATCTTTATTATTTCCCAAATAAGGTGTAACCGGATATTTATCTAATAATGCACTAAATTTTTTTCCTATTTCAACATCTGGTATAAATAATGGCATATTCATAATTAAATCATAATATTTTCTTTTTACAACTTCATTTGGTGTTACAGGATAATTATAAGCAATAGTATGAAGAAAAAACCAAAAATGAGGTCCCCAAATTTCTGATTCGTATTTCATTATATAAATTAAAAGACATTATAATAGTAAAATATAAAGATTATGTTACTATTTTTTATATCTTATGAGTGATAATTATTGTAATAACTGTGGAAAACAGGGGCATTTATATCATCAATGTAAATTGCCAATTACAAGTAATGGTATTATTGCATTTCGAATTAATAACAATAATATAGAATATTTAATGATTTGTAGAAAAGACAGTTTGGGTTATATTGATTTATTAAGAGGTAAATATAATTTATATGATAAAAATTACTTACTTGAAATGATTAATCAAATGACCATCCAAGAAAAAGTTAAAATTTTAAAAAATGATTTTGACTTTCTATGGAATGACCTTTGGGGATTAAATAATGCTTCAAAGTATAAAAATGAAGAAAACATTGCCCGAGATAAATATTTTAAATTAAAACAGGGGTATCAACTAAATAGTGAAAATGTTTCATTTAAATCGCTAATTAAAGATTCTAATACTAAATGGGAATGTCCGGAATGGGGATTTCCAAAAGGACGCCGAAATTTTCAAGAAAAAGATTTTCAATGTGCTATTAGAGAATTTTGTGAAGAAACTGGATATAAAAATAATATACTACACAATATCGATAACATTATGCCATTAGAAGAAATATTTACAGGTTCGAATTATAAATCATACAAACACAAATACTTTGTCTCATTTATCAAATATGAAGATAGTTTAAATACATACAAAATACAAGACACAGAAGTAAGCGAATTAAAATGGTTAACCTATGAAAATGCTTTGAAAAAAATACGATGTTACAATTTAGAGAAAAAAAATGTGCTAGAAAACTTACACAATATTCTCACAAGTTATCGTATGTTTTTACTATAAAATATTTTTGTATTATATATGAATAATAATACAAAAGAAAAACGTTGCCCCAAAGGTTCACATAGAGACCCTATAACAAAAGAATGTGTAGAAATTGCTAAGAAAGATAACGTAAAAGAATCCAAATATCAGATTGAAAAAGCAATGGGACATGGAGCTCGTAATCAAGTAGAATTTGTAATATCAAACGATTTTTTATATAATGTTAAAAATATTTATTCGCGAAAAGATTATAATGCAATTAAAGTGGAACATTTAAAAAAACTCCACGATAAATTAAAATATGAAGACGAAACCAGAAAAGGACGAAAATTTATTAAAACATGCCCTAATAAAAACAGTTTAATTGATGCTATTTTAGAAATGCAAAATGAAATTAGAAAAAAAAACGGATTGGATGAAAATGCGACAGAAGTTGTGGAAACTGTACCAGAAATACCCAGTCCAATGGAAGAAAAAATCAAACCAATAGATGAATCCATTTTCGAAAACAGTATTAAAATACCTTCTTTCATAATAGATAAAGATGATACATCTAATAGAGAACTCGATTTAGGTGAAATTCCAAAAAACAAAGAAGATGCTGAATACAATGATTACTTAAAAAAGAAAGAACTTATGGAATATAATGAAAATAAAACAAAAATTCATTTTGAAAATTTATATCCTACTCTTGATGACCCGAATTTTAGTTCAAAAATATCTCTATTTAAAGAATTTGATCAAACAAAATATGATGGTCAAATTAGAAACATTGAAGAACACGCAAATAAATTGTGTAATGCAGAAGTTGAATTATCACCTCACCAAATGTTTGTTAAAAACTTTATGTCAAACAAAACCCCATATAATGGATTGTTGTTATATCATGGTGTAGGTACCGGTAAAACATGCAGTGCTATTGGTATATCAGAAGAACATCGTAAAATAACTGCACAACACGGTAATAAAAAACGTACTATTATAGTGGCTTCTCCAAATGTTCAAGATAATTTCAGAAATCAACTTTTCGATGAAAATAAACTAGTCGAAAAAAACAATATATGGTCTGTGGAACGCTCTTGTGTTGGTAATGATTTTTTAAAAGAGATAAACCCAAGTAATACATTAGGATTGCAAAGAGAATTTATTGTACGCCAAATAAAAAGTATAATAAACAACAATTATGTATTTATGGGTTATACTGAATTTTCACGTTATATTCAGAAAAAAGTTAAAATAGATGATAGCGTTGACGTCAAAACCAAAAAAAATTTATATCAAGACAAATTACAAAAATTATTTAATGATCGATTAGTCATTATTGACGAAGTACATAATATTCGCATTTCAGACGATAACAAACAAAAACAATTGGGTCGTCAGATGATTGATGTTGCAAAGTATAGTAATAATATGAAATTATTGTTACTGTCTGCTACACCCATGTACAATTCATACCGAGAAATTATATGGATTATTAATTTATTAAATTCTAACGACAATCGCGGTACTTTAAAAACAGACGAGGTATTTAAAAAAGACGGGACATTTACGGATAATGGCGAAGAATTGTTGCAACGAAAACTTGTTGGTTATGTTTCATATATACGTGGTGAAAATCCATATAGTTTTCCTTTTCGAATTTATCCCGAACATTTTGAACCAAACAATAAACCCAAAAATTATCCAACAATTCAATTCAATAAAAAAGAAATAAGTAAACCAATTCAACATATTCCATTATATTATTCGAATATGGGAGAATTTCAAGCAGCATCATATAAAAAAGTTATTACTAATTTATCAGAATCAGAAAAGATTTCATTTGAAAATATGGAAGCATTTGGATATACCTTATTACAAAAACCAATTGAAGCAACCACTATAACTTATCCATCCGTTGATAGCGAAAAGGAGTTTTTCACGGGTAAAACAGGACTTCAACACATTATGAAATTTAAAACGCAAACAAATCCAAAACCAATGAAATATGATTATAGTTACAAACCGGAAGTACTCAAAGAACACGGTAACATTTTTTCATTGGAAAAACTTAATTTATATAGCGGTAAGTTACACAAAATAGGGAATGTTATTAAAAAATCTAAAGGTGTGATATTAATATACAGTCAATATATTGAAGGTGGCGTTATACCCGTCGCATTGATGTTAGAAGAAATGGGATTCCGGCGTCATACATCAAATCCACAAGGAAAATCATTATTTAAAGACGCACCTGCGGAAGGTATTGATTACAGAAATTATAAACCCAAAAGCACTTTTAAAAATGAAAAGGAATTTAAACAAGCAAATTATTGTATGATTACCGGCGATGCCAATTTTTCTTATGATAACAACATTGAAATCAAGAAAATAACAAGTAAAGAAAATAAAGATGGAGAACTTATAAAAGTCGTTATTATTTCCAAGGCAGCATCAGAAGGTATCGATTTTAAATTCATACGTCAAGTACATATTATTGAACCCTGGTATAATATGAATCGTATTGAACAAATTATTGGTCGCGCTGTTCGCCAAGGAGGTCATTGTTTTTTACCTTTCAAAGAACGTAATGTAGAAATTTATTTACACGTTGGAAAAGAAAAATCAATTAAACACGAAACACCCGATATGTATTTATATCGTCTTGCAGAGAACAAAGCAATACAAATTGGAAATATTACTCGTATGTTAAAAAATGCTAGTGTCGATTGTGTATTAAATATTGGACAAACAAATTTTACCATTGAAAAATTACAAGAACAAGAAGAAAATAAAGAGATTAAAATTAAATTGTCTTCGGGAAAACTCATTGATTATAAAGTGGGCGATAGACCATACAGCGAATTATGTGATTATAAAGACAATTGCTCATATAAATGTTTAAGTACAATCGATTTCAAAGACAAAGAAATCATAAATACAAATTATACAAATGAATATGCTGTTATGAATTATAATGTTATTGTAAAAAGAATAAAAAATGCTTTTGTTTTACACAATATTTATAAAAAAGATGACCTAATTAATGAAATTAATTCCCAACGTGTATATCCAACAGACCAAATACTTTATGTTTTATCTCAAATGATTGATCACAAAAGTGAATTAATAAATGACAGTTTGGGTAGAACCGGAACAATTATAAATAAAGATAAGTATTATGCATTTCAACCTCTTGAAATAAATGATGAAAGTATATCAATACTAGAACGAACAAAACCTATTGATTATAAACACTCAAAAATTAATTTCAAAGACAAACTTATTGAGGAACCCAAAAAAATGGATGCATCAGTCAAAACATATAAAAATATACTTGAAAACATTCAAAATATTGTGGGAAAAATAAATAATCCAAGCGATAAAAAGCCAAAATCAAATGATAATTTTTATATACACGCCGGATATAGTAAGATTTATCATATTTGTGTTAATATTTTAAAAATCCCGAAAAATAGTTATAAAAAATTTATTATATTTCACTTTATTGATGAATGTAACGTTAATGATAAATTAATTATACTCAAAGAAATATATTTTACAAAACGTAAAATGAATGATACTGAAAAAATATTTGTTGAATATTTTGACAATAAAATGATATATTTGAAAAAGAAAAAATGTGTGCTTTTATATCATCTCAAAAAAAATTACGTATATGAAATAAATGATGATAATTTAAAAGAAGTCCCTATTAATGAATCTAATAAAAAATTATTTGAAGAAGAAAAAGCCAAATATAAAGTGATTGACAAAAGCATCTATTATTCCATGATTGGTTTCCTTCATAAAGATAAAAATGATAATTTAATTATCAAAATCAAGGATATTATATCCAAAACATATGTTAATTATGGCGTAAATGCTACTTCATTAAACAAAGAAGATATTATCAAACGCGTTTCTTGCATATTAGACCCCGTCTATTGTAAAACTGTATTGAATCCATCAACTTCAAATGAAATCGTAAACGATTTTAATGCATTTTTAGATAGTAAAAGTGGTAGTGATACTATTAAAAGTTCTATTGTCGTAAAAGGTTTTTGTGTTATTTTAGAACTCATATGTCGTTATAAAGATGTAAATTCTTTAGATGGAAAACGGTACTTTTTTGATTTAGAAACATCTTATATTAATAACGTTTTGAATATATAAAATTATAATATGTAACCATATATTATAATATGTTAAGATTTGGTAAAAAAACACCAACAAAGACAAAGACAAAGACAAAGACAAAAACCCCGTCTACGCGAAAAAAAACACCAAAAAGTGCATCCAGAAGGACTACATTAAAAAAACGCAAAGAAAATACATTTCTAGTGGGCTTTTCTAGAAAAATGGGTCTTCCCCATAATGTTGTTGTTGCACTATTATCTATTTCTGCTGGTGTTATGCATAAAAACATAAATAGTAAAAAAATCAAGAATTTGGGTAAAGTAAAAAGCGACGATGAATTTTTCTATAAACTTGCTGAAATGTTTGTTAAAAATAGCAATCCGAAAATGCGCAAACAAGCAAAATTCTTAGAGAATATATTAACTAGTTTATACGGTCAGAAAGGAGGAAATGGAGAAATCAAGGTAAAATCTATTGGTGAATACAGGAGTTACAATTATACTTTATTGGGCATGATGATATTTTTTGGATTACAGTTATTTGTTTTATTATATTCCACAACCAATATGGTTGATATTGCAAGTGACCCTGATATGCCTCTCAGTTATATTAAAGACATTGGGGTAAATTTATATACCGAAGGCAGTGATGTTTATGATATTGCAAAAATATGTGCTAATTCTAGTTCAACTACATCATTGGGCCTAATTAGTAAAGTATTACCAGAGGGTAGTACTATCAAATACGCCACAAATGTTGCGAATTATTACACTTGCTTTATTGAAAAGAAAGATGATCTTGAATTTAAACGATGGTTTGAAACTGAATATGGTAATAAAGATGGACAATACGATTTCGGGAAAGAACATTATGAAATGCAAAATTCTATGGCTCTTGTTGTTAGCCAAACAATGACCAAAAGCGGAAATCAGCTTGCATTACCCGCTCCTAGTGCTGAAGACAAAATTACCGATGTGCTTTTATCAACTGTTGATCAATCGAAACAATTACAAATAATCACAATCGATGCTATTACAAAGAAATTAGACGATGCTCTACCTAAGCGCCCTAGCCGTTCAACTACAGTATCTGAATACAAAGAGTTTTTAGAAGTTAAATTATTAAAGCTCGATGAAATTATTAATATGTTAGACGAAAACGAGAAAATAGAAGAACTCGTTGATAAACATTTAAAAGAAGAATTAGAAAAAGCAGAAAAAGATAGTAAAACAAACGAAGAAATTACTGTATTAGGTGCATTATATAGCGTATTTGAGAAGAATAGACAAGGTATAATGCAAATGGTTACTAGTGCATTATTTTCCACAAATCCTGTCACAATTGCTGCATATAATATGAAAGTTGGTCTAATTAAACATAAATTGAGCATTGCCCACGCTTTAAATAATTTGCGAGGTACTGAAATAGAAATAGGAGCACAAATAGATTTGTTGGTTACTCAATCAGAAACCCTTTTCCAAACATTTAGCTCATTATTTAAACAAACCATTTATTTACTTTCGGTTGGAAGTGCCATTGTATTAATGTATAAAAAACGTAAAACAAAGGTCATCGAAAAGGACGGTAAAATTGTTGGATTAGATTTGCGTGATGGCGAATCTACAGGATATTTAGAATTAACAAATGGTAATCTAATAAAAAATGATTAATCTATAAAAATTGATTAATAATATAAAAATATATTATTAATATATTGTAATAATGAGTTCAAACGATAGAGAACAGAAGATCTATGGTATATATGTTCTTTCTGCATTAGAGAGAAAAGTGCGTTTACATATTAATGAAGTCGGGAAAACGGTTAAACAAAATATAGAAAGTAAACTAAAGTCAATGCTACAAGATAAGTGCATTCCCGAAGGAATTATCAAAAATAATAGTATTAAAATTATTAGTTACACAAGTGGAAACGTTGAAGGAGAATCTATTGTATTTAATTGTAGTTTTGAATGTTATATTTGTAATCCAGTTGAGGGAACCCTTATCGAGTGTAATGTTAAAACCGTCACAAAGGCAGGAATTCACGCAGAATATTTTGACACAGAATCTAATAGTGTTCCTCTTCATATATTTGTTGCCCGCGACCATCATTTTAATGATGACACTTTTAATAAACTTAAGGAAAACGACAATATTACCGTAAAAGTAATCGGTACACGATATGAATTAAACGACCCTTATATTTGTGCAATTGCTAATATTTCAAAAGTTAAGTAAAATGGATATAAAAGCAATAAAAGCGTATTATATATAAATGGATCGTTTGAAAGAAAATATTGAAAAGTTGGATAAACTATATCAAATAGAAGTTTTAAAGATTTTTTTAAAGCATAACATAAACATTAATGAAAATAAAAATGGGATATTTATAAATCTTACTACTATTAACAATGATGTACTTTTTAATGAAATAAACGATTATTTGGAAAACTTTCATATGCAAGAAAAACATTTTCAAGAAAATGAAGACATCAAAAAGCATTTAGAAACCGCATATTTTTGTTAATATAATTATTAAATGCATATAAAGGTAAGTATATAATATTTATTATATGAAGCAAATTAATATTATATTGGATCACGTGTATAAACGCAATAAAATTAGTAATAATCAACATATTACTAATTTAAGACCCTATTTTTTTACAAATGCAAAAAAAACTCAGTTTAATAAGCATGTAATCGTTAAGAGTATTATAAAACTGCACAAGAAAAATATTAAAAATGTATTAGAAGAAACATGTGTATATAATTTTAAAGATACTGTTGTAGAAAAAAACACACTGGAAACGAATCATACACATACACCTATTCAAAAAAATATACGTACTAATACTTATGATGATTATAGATTACACAAGCATTGTAAAGACACGCTATATTGGAATATGTACATTTTAAATTATGGATATTTAGAGTATATCAATATTCATCATCGTTATGGAAATGTCATGTTAGACGATAAAATCAATATTTCCAATTTTATTAAAAGTAATGTTTCTCTTATGAAAATGTGTAACTACAAAATGTCCAAAGCGTATATTAATGAAATGGCGAGCTCTCTTGTATGTGAAAATAATACTAATATTAATACATTATATGCATATGTTGTTTATTATAAATGTAATATAATTGTCCTACATCATACTGGTAAATATTTTATTTCATTTACAAATGAAAATAACAGCAAAACACACATTGTTAAGTACACTGACAAAAAAACATACTCGATTGTAGAAGAAAACTGTAAAAATGTAGATGCATTCACTAACAACAAAATAAAGTTTGTCAACTATAATAAACCCCTCAATGGTATGAGTAGTTATAAAATGGACCAATTGCGTAATTATGGTCAAATAATGGATGTTGATATTAATAAAAAAAAAGAAGAATTATATTTTTCCATTTATGCAAAACTGTTGTGGTAAACTATTTTTTTATGCTTAATACATAAAAAAATTGAATTAAATAGTTATTATGTATAATTACTATATATGGAATCGAAATCATCAATGACATTAGATCATTTGGTAAAACTTTATTTAGAAAGCCAACCAATCATAAAAGATAATTATAAGGAGAAGGAATTCGAAATACGCTTTGGTTCTAACCCCAAATTACAAAAACCATTGAATCGTGTTGACTATGAAAATGTGGTTAAACATTTATTATCTTGTGGTTTCACTTCGGAAAATTTAAATGGATTCCAAATGCTTCGCATTAATAACGAATTTATTGACAAGCGTTCTGGTATGACGAAACTATCCACAATACGCGTCGAACTAAACGGAGAAGACATGATTAATGCCTATTGTGTTCATAATGATTTGCAGAAACTTATTGATTTACACTCTACTACGGGTAGTAAAATAAAGTTTACACAGAAAAATTATGCATTAAACAAAGATGACCAACAAATTAGACCTATTGATATGCCTAATTTTAATATACGCGCTGCTTTCCAAACTGAACAAGATTTTAAACATTATTCAAATATTTCAAAATCTATTGTTCGCAGTTGGAACGATTCTAAAAAAATATTCCGTTTGATTAATCGCGTACGTTTTTCACACCCTGATTATCCTATTTTCGTGGATATTAGTATTGTAAAATCGTCATCTCGTGTAAATAAACGTCTTGTTCCTCAATATACAATTCAAGAATCCAACACTTTTTCAAATAGTGAACATTATGAAGTTGAATTGGAAATGGATAATATGAAGGTAGGCACGGGAACACAATACGAAGATACAACTGCATTAACTTCCAAAATAAAACAAATGATACGTTTAGTATTAAGTGGTTTACAAAATACAAAATATCCCGTATCATACGACACCCAAAAAGAAGTCGCAAATGATTATCTTGAACTTATACATGGAAAACAAATACCATCATATATACAAACAAAACACTTTATCGGTCCTTCATCTTATACTCTTCAAATGGAAAACATATGTAAAAATCCACAAGATTCTGTTGTTCCAAATATTACAAAAAACTTTTGCGTTACTGAAAAGGCAGATGGAGAACGCCGCTTATTATTTATTGACAAAGAAGGAAAAATGTACAATATAAATACAAATATGCAAATTATATTTACTGGTGCAAAAACAGAAGAAAAATTATTGTTTAATACATTACTTGATGGTGAATACATAAAAACAAATAAAGTTAATGACAACATTAATCTATATGCCGCTTTTGATATTTATTACTTAAATGGTAAAGATATACGCTCACTTCCCTTTGTCAATGAAACCGATGAAAAACGCAATTTCAGATTGTTTTATTTGCAAGATGTTATTAAAAATCTAAAACATACTTCTATTATACCCGGTAAAAAAAGCGATTATCACATAAAAGCAAAATCATTTTATATTTCCAATGCAAATACTAGTATTTTCAATTGCTGCAGTCGCATTTTATCGAATATTGATGATGAATTATTTGAGTATGAAACAGATGGGTTGATTTTTACACCCAATCTTCTTCCTGTCGGTTGCAATACCACAAAAGATACTCCCGCCAATTATAAAATATCATGGACACATTCATTTAAATGGAAACCCCCCGAGTTTAACACCATTGATTTTCTTGTACATATCAAGAAAACAAAATCAGGTGAAGATGAAATACATCACGTCTACGAAGATGGACAAGACCTCAGTTCACACACAATGTTAAATAAATACAAAACACTTATATTAAATTGTGGTTTTGATGAAACGAAACATGGTTATCTAAACCCGTGCGAAAATATTTATCAAAATAATATTGTGCGCTTGAAAAACAAAGACGACAATTCAAATTATAAACCTATGCCATTTATACCCACTGACCCATATGACGATAAAGCATACATCTGTAATCTATATACTAAAACTGATGGTAAAAATGATATATTATTTACAGAAGAAGGAGAACCCTTTGAAAATAATATGATTGTCGAATTTAAATATAATACTGACGCAAAAAGTGGTTGGAATTGGATTCCACTTCGTGTACGTTATGATAAAACTACCGAACTTCGAAATGGAAATAAAAATTACGGAAATGGTTATCACGTTGCAAACAGTAATTGGCGTTCTATTCATTACCCTATAACCGATTCGATTTTACGTACGGGAGAAAATATCCCATCCTATTCTGAAAACAGCGATATATATTACAATAGAACTACTAATGTCAGTGAAACCCGTTCATTACGCGATTTTCATAATTTATATGTCAAACAACGTTTATTGACAAATGTAGCCAAAGAAGACGATATTTTAATTGATTATAGTGTCGGAAAGGGAGGTGATCTTCCAAAATGGTTACATAGTAAATTAAAATTCGTATTTGGCATTGACATATCACCTGATAATATTCATAACCGGGCTGACGGAGCTTGCGTCCGTTATATTAAAAAAGTACTTGATAATCGTAGTATATTTGATGCACTATTTGTAGTTGGTGACAGTTCTAAAAATATTAAGAAGACAATTGCATATAGCAATGACAAAGACAAAAATGTATCAAATGCTGTATTTGGTGTAGGTCCCAAAGATAAGACGCTTATTGGTGATGGTGTTTATAAAAACTTCGGTATTGGAGCAAATGGATTTAATGTCGGTTCTTGTCAGTTTGCTTTGCATTATTTCTTTGAAAATAAACGCACATTACATAATTTCATTTGCAATTTGAGTGAAACCATTGCATTAAACGGTCATTTTATTGGTACTTGTTATGACGGTAACTCAGTATTCAGATTGCTTCAAAACAAAAGTAAAGATGAAAGTGTGTCTATATTTAAAAATGAAAAGAAAATATTCGAACTTATTAAAGAATATGACGAAACTGGATTTCCTAATGACGATGAATCTCTCGGATATCCCATTAAAGTTTTCCAAGAAACAATTAATTTATATTTTAGAGAATATTTGGTAAATTTCCCATATTTTGAAAGTGTCATGGAAGATTATGGATTTATACCTATTAGTAGTGAAGAATCTATGTCAATGGGATTCACTTCTTATAGTGGTTTGTTTTCAGATTTATTTTCGAAAATGGAAAGTGAAACCGACATATTTTCCGGAAAAGCAAAATCGATGAGTGAAGAAGAGAAAAAAATATCCTTTTTAAACCGCTATTTCATATTTAAAAAGGTTCGAAATGTCGATGCATCCACCATTATGAAAACAGCATTAAGTAAAATAGAATTACCCGAGGACAAAGTAAATGAGTCCGTCGAACCGGAAACAAACACAACAAATGAAACTGCTACTGAACCCATTCCAAAAGGTAAGAAAACAAAAAAAAAAGCACTTATAAAACAAATAGAAGAAGAATAATCAATATAAAAGTAATTTTTTAATATATAATAATACACTTATGACTTATTATATGTTACCAAAAACACCACAAAATATTTGTGATCATATAAATATCGAATTCATTGAAGAAGAACCCGAAACAATTATATCTTTTTCTTTATCTAATTATTTATCTAATGTAAAAGAAAAAATAACAAACGTTGAAAAAGATTGGAGTACTTATAAAAAATATACGAATCCGTATGAATTTATACATACTGTTATACCCGGAAAACACAAGGCCATCAGTAAATGCAAACCATTGTCTCGTTCATATTTTAAAATGCACGAAATATTACATATTTTTAATCTACACGTTGACCCAGAACCAATTAAAAGTTTCCATTTGGCAGAAGGACCAGGAGGATTTATCGAATCATTATTACATATTCGCAAAAATAGTAAAGATACTTATTATGGTATGACCATTATTGATGAAAATGAAAATGATTATAATATTCCATCATGGAAAAAAAGCAGAACATTCTTGAAAAATAATCCAAACGTTAAAATCGAATATGGTGCGACTCAAAATGGGGATTTATTGAATATTGATAATTTTTCACATTGTTATGATAAATACAAGGGTTCTATGAATATTATTACCGGTGATGGAGGATTCGATTTTTCAGAAAATTTTAATAATCAGGAAAATCAAATCGTAAAACTATTATTTGGACAAATATGCTATGCATTAATTATGCAAAAAAAAGGAGGTTCATTTGTATTGAAAATTTTCGATTGTTTTCTACAACACAGTATTGATTTATTGTATTTACTTACTGCGTTTTACAGTAAAGTTTATATTGTAAAACCCCATACAAGTAGATACGCTAATTCAGAGAAATATATTGTATGTAAAAACTTTAATTTTACTGACAATGTTTATGATTTACTTTATGAACCCTTCAAATCTACATTGAATAATAACAAAAATATTAAACGTTTTTTAGATATTGATATTTCTTCCTATTTCTTAAATAAATTCCAAGAATATAATGCGATTTTTGGACAACAACAATTGGAAAATATTGCCCAAACATTGTATTTAATATATGATCAAGATAGCAAAAATGACAAAATTATTAATTATGTAAAAAATAACATCATTAAATGTATTCAATGGTGTAATAAATATAATGTGGAAACAAATATTATTCCTGGTGTTTTACCTATTCATACCACTTCATGACCACATATTTTACAATACGTAAATGTCATACCATACATTCCTTGTTCTATTTCTTCTATGTAGATATGACCCGTTTCACTATTTGCACACGTTTCTTTTATTAAATTTTCTATTTTTATTAATTTACGCTGTATTACATTATATTCCCTAAGTAATTCTTCTTTTTTCTCAACTAATTCTCTTTTTTCTTTTTGCAATTCTTCCATTTTAATATATTTACAAATATATTAGAATTTTATATCATATTACGTATTGTTCGTACATAACAACAACGTTTTTGATTTTCTCCTAAAACGAATACCGGTGTTCGTTTGATTGGATACCCGATCTTATCCTTTTCGGTATAACCTGGACTAGGTACGCCATATGCTAATGCATTTGCCACCGCAGGACCATACGCTGTATTATATGCAACGCTCGAATTCGTTATTGAATTGTATTTTAAACGAGCAATTCGAGAACTTGATGATACTGCTCCTTGTGAACCATATTGAGGATTATTTGGTTTATAATGTACTTCTATATATTTGGGTTTCAATCCAGGATTCAATGAAGACAAATACGTAGATTCAGTTGTTTGAACACTGCCAGAAATAATATTTGCTGGATAATTACCAGTTAATCCAAGTGCACTATTTAAAAATCCATTTGGTATATTTATTCCCAATATATAATAACCCACGGCAGGGTTTGTAGGAAGTGCCCAAGACGTAATAACATCACCATTTTCATCTTTTGGTAGTTCATATCCATTGGCTTCGCTATAAACATTTGCAAATGAACCGTTTGGCATTGTTGTGCGAAATTCTATTTTTTGTTGAGCACGATTATAAGTAAAATCCATAAATGTTACTTTTGTATTTCCATTTTTTTTAACTACATAATGATAATTTTGTATCATCGTATTTTGAAATATTGTATTTATAGATTGAATATCATATTCACCTCTTGGTATAGTTACTGTATTACTGCTTTGTGTTGGAGCATTTGGATCTGTTGTATTCCACCAATAATAAACAAACGTTTCATCCTGATGAAAATCCAATTTACATTTTGTCACTCCATAAGACGAATAAATATTCTGCTGAGCCGCTCCTGTTCCCGGAACAGCGCTCGCATCACCTTGACGAACCACCGCATATTGGTTCTGTTTAAATGTTTTCGCTCTCTTTTCTAAATATTGATTTGTATTTGTAAAATAACTATTTTTTGGCATACCACTACTACGAACACGACGCCTTGCATCATTTGCCTTCGAAAAACAAACACTACCCGATTTTAATCCACCATTTTCACTTTTTAATTCTACATAATTAAAATCTTTGGTTCCTTGTAATCCATTGCACGTTGCTGAACTCGAATTAATACTTGTAAAACCAGGAACTTCCATTGTATTTGTCGACGCGGAAGTACGTTCTCCACAACCAGTTAAATCTATTTCACGACGATATAATTTTAATGGATTTGCTTTAAATATACTTCCTGATTGTCCTTGATTCTTTTTTTTAACACTAACTACTTCATTAAATGTCCTTCCTTTCCAGGATATTATTATATTTGGTTCTGCTATCATTATATTATATGATTATATATTATAATGAATAAATTTATTTTAGAATTAGATTTTATTATTTACCTGTTTTTAATTTCAGTATTTCTATTTATTTTTATAACTAATTGTTCAACCCTTGAGAATTATAATAATTTTTCACAACCAAACAAAGATGACGAAATTCTAAAAGAAATCAATACACTTAAATCTGAAATACAAAATGTTAAAAAAAATGTCGAAGCAAGCACATCAAAAAGCTTAAATAAATCTAGACAAGTTTTTTGCACAACTAATTACGACGACAGTAAAGAGAAAAAATCAAAACGACAAAAAATGTTAAATAAAACATGTCAACAATATGCAAAACATTATAAATGGGATAAAAAACTATTACAAACTTCTTCCTAATTATATATATGGTTCCTGATTTCATTATTATTGTTCCTTATAGAGATCGTCCAATCGATAAACACATTTATTTAAATTATATGAAATATATACTCGAAGACGAATCCAATTATGAAATTTATTTTTTACATCAAGACAACGAACTTCCATTTAACAGAGGCGCTATGAAAAATCTAGGATTTATTAAAATAAAAGAAAATTATCCAAACAATTATACACACATCACTATTGTATTCCAAGACGTTGACACAATTCCCTACAAAAAAGATTTAGTTTCATTTACCACATCTAAGGGTATTGTAAAACATTTTTATGGTTTTGATTTTGCTCTTGGTGGTATGTTTTGCATAAATGCAGAGGATTTCGAAAGTATTGGGGGTTTTCCCAATTTTTGGTCTTGGGGTTTTGAAGATACATTATTAAATAATCGGTGTGTAAATAACAAAATACACATAGATAGAAGTGTTTTTTTTAAATCAGGAGCAAAAGAATTTATGCAGTTCTCTATTACGAATCAACAACATTTGAATTTAAAAAACCTAGAAAAAACATCAAAAAATATTGGCGATACATATAATGATGTTATTAATATTAATAATAATAACCAAGAAGATTATTCACAACCAATAAAACATCGCATTTATTATCTCGATTTTAATACTAAACAAAAATATAATCTCAACGACGAAGGTCTTACTGATATGTCCAGAAGAAAGTTCTTCTTTGATAAAGGTAATAATATTAAAGTTATGGCAAGAAAAAAACTATTTTTCCCTAAAAATAATTAAAAACACAAGTATATAAACATTATACTTGTATTTAATATAACTTATGAATATTGTACTATATATGGATTCATTTAATGATGATTATATTAATTTTTTAGAAACAAAAGAGAATATGATAACAAATGGTCATTTTACCAAAATCATTTATTCAAATTCTTTCTTTTCAATGAATGGCCTTTACTTCTTTTTCCCAATTAATATAAAAGATATTAACCATAATTACAATAAAACATTTGTAAAATTCGATATACATCAAGAGATTAATGAAAAAATCATTTCATATTTAAGTAATATTGAATTATCATTGCTAAGATTGTATGACACTGACAAAAATAAAATACATAAACCAATTTTTAATCAACAACTCAAATCTGGATACGTTAAAATACATACAAAGAGTGTTATTAATAAAAATAGTCGATTTATAGTGAAACTATCGGGATTATGGGAAAATAATAATGAAATTGGTATAACATACAAAATTATAAACGTGTCCAAGGACTATTCCTTATAATATTTCACCAGTATTGATTTCGGTATTAACAAATGTTTATTTTCATATAATTTTTTTGCACATTTATTTATAGTCACCTCACTCACTCCACATATAGTTTTGATATCTTTTTTACAAATACTTATATCTACTATTTGTGATACGAAGAAAATGATTCCAGCTGCAATTGCGTGAGGTATATTGTTAGAAATTATATTTGTTACCTCTATTTTCTTTGCGACGAACTTACAAAGCATTAAATTCTCTTTTGAAAAATTCAGTTTACTACAAAAACGTTCGATAAATGACATTGGCGTTATATTTTGTAGTGTTGTTTGTTCACACGGTAACATATTACGTTCTATATTATTCAAAATATTCACTGCCATTGAACAACCACTTGTTGCTGCTGCGTTGTCCAATTTAAATATCTCGGCGATTTCGTGAGCATTACGAGGACATCCATTTAATCTACACGAAATATACAACGACGCCGCCTTTATACCATCACGATTCAATCCCCTAAACATTTTTTGTTCAGAAATATCTTTATGAATTACCATTGCACAATCAATAAATATCTTCGGTATTCCCGCATTGTGTGCCATTATAGTAATAAATTGGAATTCGTTATATAATGCCTTCTCACGATGAGGCATACATTGCCACGATGCCCACTTGCCAATCTTTCTCATTTCAAAAGAGGATTTGTTATTTGTCATTACTTTACATCCAAATGAGGATTCCACTAAAAGAGGATTTATTGGATTACCGCAACGCGCTGGATCTTTTCCATTTCTATCGTCACTGCCATAATATGACCACTCTGGTGAAAAATCCAACACATCCTTATAAACGATTCTACATTTGGGATTCACACACGTCGGAAAATCATGATCCATTATCATTAACTCTGAATTGCACTTCATACAATGGTTGTCTGTCTTACTATTATAAACACATTCAGGGTCCGTTTCCTTTTCTGGTAAATTCGTTTCCTTTTTATCACTATCAAATATATTCCATAGACGCGATTTTTCAAAATCAGTATAATTCTTTTTTACACGTTTAGTTTTATTAAATGTGGTTTGAGTCGGTGCTATTTCTACTTGCATTTAATATACTATTATAAATGTAATAGTATATTTTAAACTAATTCAATTTTTTATTTGAAACTCACTTTCTTTTCTAATTTATCAAACATTGATTGATTATATATTAGTTTTCCTGTTGGTTTATAATCCTTCGTTGATGTAAAATCACTTGCTACTTTTTTATTTTCTTCCGTATTTTGTTCCAATTCTTCTTCTTCACTTGGTTCCTCATTTACTAGTTCACCTAAGTGATTTATCTTCTTACCTGTCGTTTTCTTGAATTCCTCGCGAACATATGCGGGTATCCATTTCTTCCAAGATATAAATAAATTATTTGGATGTAAATAATTCACAAAAAAACCATTTGACTCTAACTCTTTTACCAAATAAGATAAACATTCCGCTTTGTCATATATTGGTTCTCCAAATATATATTCAGGTACATTAAACCATATATATTTATCTGCACTTTTGTTTCTACTTGTTATCTTTATTTTTTTATGAATACGATTTAATATTTTATTAAATATTGATAATTGTTTTAGATTTTTTTGATGATTCATTTCAAATAATTCATCTATATCAATTTTTTTATTTTCGTCTTTTTCATCGGGAAATATAAATGACATTAATTATTTATCTATAATTAGTTGCTACAAAATAAACATAAACATATAAACTTATTTTTAAATAATTAAATGACGATAAAACACTTAATTATTTCCGGTGGTGGTGCAAATGGTCTCACATTTTGGGGTATGATAAAAGAATGTATAAAACATAATGTTATTAACTACAACACTATTGAAACAATTACATCAACTTCTGTTGGTAGTTTTCTTTCTGTAATACTTGCATTAAAATATGATATTGATGTAATAGATGATTACTTTATTAAACGACCATGGCACGAAACAATACCATTAGGTGTTTATGAATATATCGAATCGTTTAACAAATGCGGCATATTTAATAGATCCACTATTGTTACTATTATGAAACCTCTTTTTGGAGGAAAAGACATTTCACTTGATATTACATTAAAAGAATTTTATGAATTCACAAATATAGAATGTAATTTTTTATGTACAAATGCAACCACATTAAAACCTTGCTTAATGAGCCACGATAACTTTCCAAATGAAAAACTTTTAGATGTTATTTATTGTTGTTCTAGTATTCCCGTTATTTTTCAACCGATTGAAATACAAGATGTTCATTATATTGATGGTGGTATTAATGCTAATTATCCTATCGACTTTTTTATTAAAAAATACGAAAATGTTAATACAGATGAGATTTTAGGCATTCATAATAAATTGGTATTACAAACAAATTTTAATTATACCAATTTAATGTCGTACATTTCTTCATTAATATTTACAATAATAGGAAACGTTATTACTAAACCCGTTGAAACAAAAATTAAATATGAATTATGTATTTCTCCTAATATGACTGATACATTTGATTTTGCTTCTATATTATATGATGAAAACGTACGTAAAAAATATATAAATAATGGTAGTTCTCTGGCAGAAAATCTAATAACATTATATAATGGAAACAACACCCACAGAAACGATGCCTCCGGCTGTTCCATTGAAAAAACGCCCATCGATTATTGAACAATACAATGAACTCAGTAAAGACCAAGATTTTCAGCAAAAAATGACCGTCACCACTACACTTATTCTCGAAGTTTATAGAGTTTTAATGGGCGCTATGCTAATATTATTTGTTCCTCAAAATTGTGACGGAGAAATATGTTCTCTATCCGGAAATTTTTACAGAGACGATAATGGTTTAACTAAATCTGCTTTTGCTTTAAATTTATTTACAGTGGCATCGTTTTTAGTACTTTACAAAATAGAAGTCACTCGCGAAAATAAAATGATTAATTATTTAAATGTTAATCCCGAACTTCCTCGCGATGATGACGCCGTAAAAGAAGCATTAGAACAATTGGAAATATCCAAAAAAGAGGAAATTTGGACTCTAGATAAACATTACCAACAAGCTGGTTATTTTTCAATGGGTGCATTCTCTATTAACTCTGCTATAAGTTCATATGTTATTTTTAATAATTTTTTGAATGACAAAACCCTTACAGTATTATTTACTAATTTATTATTTATGGGTTTGAAAATTAATGACGTTTTCACTGTTGTTAAAACCGACAAGAATATATTCTTATCTGCATATCTTACACGCAAAATTCAATACAATGATATTGACCCTGACCATTGCCCTAAAGAAGAAAAAGATATTGAATCAGCTACTTCTAACGAAAACCAAGTTCCTGACCAAACTATCGTAGAAGCATAAATAAATTATTATTATTTAAATACTAATTTATTTATTTAATCGCTCGTAAATGAGTTTACGAATTCTTCTAAATTATTACGTGTTATACGCGCTTCATAATCTATTATTTTTCCCTCGCGGTTCATTTTCACAGTTGGGAATGAATCAATATCATATTTATTTATCATTTGAGTTATCTTGCTATTATTTTCCTCCGTACAATCCACATCCAAACATATTATATTGTATCCATTTAACTGTTTTCCCTCAAATGCTGATTTAAAACTGTCCCATTCTGGTTTCGCTGTTTTGCAATGAGGACACCAATCTACATGAAAGAATAAGATTTCTAAATCTACCCCTTTTGTATTTGTGTTTGCTACATCCTTGAATTGTTTTTCTTTTAATTCTTTCTTTACATATTTATTATATGCATACAAACCTGTCAATACAAATACTATGAATATCACAAACGCTATTATATAAAACATATATGGTTTAAAATATCTATTTACTGTTTCATAAAAATTGCCCATTCTATATAATTAGTATTTATTAAATAAATGCCAATAAAACTAATTTTTCACGTGGACCTCTTTTACTATATGTTTCATTATTTTCGTTAAATACATTGAATCTTTGTTAGTATCGGCTCCGCCAAGGGCTTCTGTCGCTATTTTCATATAATGTTGACTATCTGTTGAATCGCATTGTAGAGAACCTGGATGGTCCTTTTGCCATTCCTGTAAATTGTCATAATTCTTTGATTCGACGTTTTTTATTAGCTTTTTCAAGTGCTGTTTATCTTCACTGTCTCGTTCCCAATCGGTTCCCTGTTTAAAATAGAGAACCTCTCGTTTTAGGTCCG